CTACTGGTCGTACTGCTGCTACTGGTCGTACTACTGGTCGTACTGCTGCTACTGGTCGTACTGCTGCTACTGGTCGTACTACTGGTCGTACTGCTGCTACTGGTCGTTGTGGTGCTGGTTCCCCAAGACCTTTCAAGAGCGGCCACTCTGGCATCCAAATCTATCACAGCAGTTCTAATCTGCGATAGAATGTTGTGGAGTCCGCCGGTCCCTTGGTCTGTGAGGAAACTTCCACCCTCTCCAAACCTTTCGTTGATAGTGTCAATGGTGTAAGCCATTCCTATCATCTCCTTTCAGCGGACTCGTTATCCAGCCGATACATCCCTCCAGATAAGCAGAATCGTTCCTCCAGATGTATTTGTCGAACAGGTGATGGAACCAGAGCCGACCGTAATCTTGTCCTTGACATCAGCACTGACCGCACCGGCAGATAGATGCAGAGCTCCGATCACTTCATCATTGGATGCAATCGTCTGCAGAGTGATGGTGTACGCAGATCCAGAAGTCAGCTCGGTGCTCTGAGCCCCGGACTTGCTTCCGACCACCTTGAACTTGGCAGTCCCGTCGCCTCCCGCAGTCGTACAGGTAAATGTCCAAGTCTCTTCGGGAATCCTTCCAACCAGAGTTCCAGCAGCAACCGTAGGAGTCGTCATCGACCCATTACCAGTATTACCGGAATCAGCCGACGGCGCGGCTGCCGTGGGAGGATTATTGCTGGTAATCTGCATGGTGAATTTATCACCAACAGCCCATTCCGTCGCTCCTGCACTGATGGTGACGACAATCTTCTTGGATACCACCGCAATTTCAGTATCTGCAGCGGCTCCAGACAGATAACTCATGACAACTTGTTCAGCATCGTTATGTGCCAACATATTTGCCTACCTCCTTATTCCGATTTAACCTTCGGTTTCCGGCCTCGCTTCTTGGGAATCCTTCCATCGGCGGTCTTAGCTCTAACCACAAAATCAGGATCATTCTTCAGACGCTCGGCCATCTCCGTATCAATTATTTCCGGTTCTCCAGCCTTGAAAAGCTGATAGGTAGTGGTGCCGTTGTTCACACGTACAGTAGAACCGGCAACGCCTTTATAAATGGCTTCCAATTCCATAAATCACCTCCCAGCCTTACGGCGTTGCGATGTTAGTGTACTTCACGCAGGCTTCTTCCTCTTCGATGGCGAACGCACATCGCATGGTCAAAACCACGATAAGTACCCGAGCCCGGATATCCTTATCGGTCTCGATCATGATCTGGCGCTGAATCCCGAAGATGAGGTTCTGAGGATAGGTAAAAAACCCATAGGCGTTGGGCATTAACGCTACCGCCTCAATTGGAACCCCATACGCATACAGGGGATTATTGCCCTGAAGAGTAGAATCACCGAGGGCTGTCTGCCGATCCGCTACCGTATCCCGATAGGCTGTTTCTTGATCGGGCGAGATATAGTGGCGCATGGCCGCCCTATTCCGCAAATACTTGTTCGGCATTTCAAGAATGCCGTTCTTGAACATCGCTTTGGTTATGGCAGCATTGCCTTGATTGACAACATTGGTCGAAATGCTGGCCAGAATCCCGTCCATCAACGCCAGATAGTCATCTGAAGACGTGGTATCTCCCTGAATAATCAGTTCCTCCAGATCGACCGAGGCCCTCTCGCTGATCATTTCCATAATAGTTCCTTCAAGAGAACCACGTTCGATGTTGTCCTCAAGAACATCATAAGGCAAGTGCACTTCAGCGATGACTTCCTTAGTCGTGAGGGTGATTTTGGAAGTCGTGGGTTTGGCTCTTTCGCTCGAAGCCAATGTTTCGCCGGATGCCGGAGCAGGCCGCAAGATTCGAGAAGCGAACCCTATCTTGTCGATTTCCCTCTTGGGAGAATTCATCCTGACGGTTCGGATCTCTTTGATAATAGTGGGCTGCTCTTGGATCATACGAATAAACTTGTCACTCTGTTCAGGATTTAGATATCCGCCATCTGCAATGAGATTGGATACTGCAATGTCGGCTTTAGCAACAATGTCTCTTTGACTCATCGTATCATTTCCTCCTTGGATTTACCTGAAGTCTTCTCCAGAGCTATTGCGCAATCGCTCCCTTTCGGAAAATAACTCCTTTGAAGACATCAGTCTCTTGGGTTTTGGGTTGCGTGGACGTATCCTGAGAAGCCGCCTTGGTCACTCCAGGCTCGGAAACATCATTTTCCAGAGTCTGAAGTCGAGAATCGATGGCTTTTAGATTTTCCTGAAGCTGCTCCAACGTCTCTTTCAGCTCTTTTTTCTCATCGGCGGCTTTCTGGATTTCCGCTTGTCTCTCAGCATCTTGTTGCTTCTGAGCCTCGAATTCCTTGATGGCCTCAATGACAAACTCCTTGACCTGCTCTTTGGTTTCAAACAGTTGATCCATTGAATTATCCTCCTTCCGAACATTAAATTTCATTGCTGGAAACATATCCAGCTTCTGAGATATCTTCTTCAGATCGTCGGAAATAGATTCGATCATCTTTTCATCTATCCCTGTACCGGACACCGATCTGATTGCCTTTGCAACTTTCGATGGACCAAACGATTCCAGCAGCATAGCTACAAAGGACGTAAAATTCTGCGTCGCAGTCTCAATGGTATTTTTCAGCCAAGTATCCTCCGCTTTGCTTTGGCCGAGACTTCCAGACATGATATCCAGCATGCTGAATGCCTCATCTATCAACGCAGCTCTGAGGTCATACCGTCGTAATTCTTCAATTTCCTTGACTACATTTGTTCGATCCTCCTTCCCATCATTCGTATTTTCTTTTTTGGCTGCCGCTTCAAATGTCCCACCCCTAGATTTGCAGTGCGCTTTCGCATCATCAGCATCCCAGCTTGAAGTCGGATATCTAAGCGCCTGAATCTGTGAGGTTTTATCCTTGCCTGATCCTTTGATTCCATAGATTACATCTATACATTTTCCATCGTGCTTTTGCGCACAGTTCTGGCGGGCGAAAGAATCAAATTGGCCAGGATCCGCCAAACGACAGGAATGCTCATTCGGATATGGCTTTTCCGCCAAATCCTTTCCTATTTCCAGATTCTTAGCCTTCGCCGTTATTACGAAGACACCCTTTTTTTCATCAAGATAAAAACCATCGAAGGACCCTTCTTCGCACTCCTCCCGATCCACTTGATCGTAGGCAAGATAATTCGCATATTCCTTTTCATCGTCGGTGGCGAAGCCTTTCAGAATCTCATCGGCTTCTTCGGTCGGAAGGGATTTAGGAATAACTATTCTCTGCACTATCCTGTCTTCCTGATCCTCTGACTTCAAAATGATGAAAGACTTGCCGTTCGCTCCGTGTGGAACCAGCGACACGAAGACAGCCTCAGGATCTTCAAGATAGTTTACATCCATCTCCACGAGCTTCGTACTTTTGTCATCTACTTTCTTCTGAACTTTCATGACATCTCCTCTCAAGCAAATAATTTAGGCTACCGATCTAGGTTTATCCTGTGAGCATGCCCCAGAGTCTCTTCCGTAGCATCCACATATTTGATTTCGTGGGAATGCCCCAACACAGTATTGGTCTTCCCAGCAACCACTGAACCAGACTCATCCAGTCGGATATAGAATTCATGTTCATGAATCGGTAGGATATCTACGGTAGATTTCTCGGTCATGCCGGTGGCGGCATCGACAATTTCCACCAAAACTCGTCTGGGATTTTTTCGCACCGGGCCGGCAAGGGAAAAGCTGTTCAGCTTCCCCTTTTTTACTTCGGCCCAAACTTCATCAGTACATTTTACACCAAGACCCCATGTTCCCGGAGTAAAATCAGGATCTCCTTCTCTGGCGATAAACGACTCCACGACGCAACATCCGCTCTTCTGAAAATTATGCAGGATGTCGATGTTGTGGACTCTATTGTTCATCAAAAAGCTGTAGGCCATTTTCCGAATGGCCTCCTTGGTCATAGCTTCGCCATCGCTATCTACATCATCAGGAGAATAGACCGGGCCTAAAACTACCTGCTCCTCATCACTTTTCAGAATGAATTTTCCGCTCACGACGACACTCCAGTTCAAAATCTCAAAACAAAAAAGGGGCTACTTGAAAAATCAAGCAGCCCCTCGTCACATCTAATACATTTTTGAGAAAAAAATAAAAAATGTCAACTCCAAATTGAATTCAAGAGATCGACATTATTTCTTCCGCCACTCTTCGGACGGTCGAATCGTCCCAAGAAAAAGAACGTTTTAATTTTTCCCGAACTGCAAAAAGGGCCGTAATGGCCCCTTTTTGCAGCTTATCTTCTATTAAATCGGCCAAATCGGCAGCGACATGCTTTAATGAAATCCCTTCCACTTTCATTCGGCCTATCCAATAGATCAATTTTTTCTTTGGATCGAGCTTACCCTTCATTACGATTTCCAACCCATCTTGCGCAGAGAAACATTGCTGTTCAAATTCGCAGCTCTTACAGAGATACCTTGCTGCTTCTGGACGCCCCCGATACCATCCCATTAAGCATACCATCCCAGCCTCCTCTCGCAAGAATCTGAATTTGGTTTTACTTGACGGCTCGCCCTATCCCGAATTTGATGGGAAGGTGATGACCTGTGCTTCTTCTCCTTTCACTGCCTTCAGACTTTCTTCATTTATTACCTCCTCATTCACTAAGGTAATACCGTGAAATCCTAATTTCAACTGTATTGGAGCTGTCCCGAATTGTAACCGCATCGTCCACATTCTTTTCAGTTCCCTGCGCCAACTCTCCACTACCAATATCGGCTCAACTTCCGGATGTTCATGAATCCGATCCCCAAAAAATTCGATCTCTTCGTCAGGAACCCATTCGGGAAGGCCCCATTCGGACCACATAAGGACCACTCCAGTCGGAAAAGTAAATTCTGATATTTGAGATTTGCTGCTTTTTAGGATCGCCCGCAACGGAGAACCGATTTGGTTTGACAGATACTCCATTGAAAAGCGACCCATTACAACTTCAGTATTGGCGGGATCGTCCGTCACCACCGCAACGCCCACTTCCTGATCGGATTCCGCCCCGATGATCAGCATCGAAGCCAGCGACAGCATCAATTTGTTTCCTGTCGATGGAACGATGAGTTTGTCCAGCCAGTCCATCATCCCTCCTCCCGCAATCGATTGCGCCTATCGAAATAGATCTTCAAAAACCAGAGAAGGGCGGAGGTGAAAATCATTTTGAACACCACCAGCCCTTCCCAAAAACCAAACTCCCGAATCAGATAGTCGGCAACCGGATTCAATTCTTCAAAACCCAATACCATTACGCAATAATAAGTGGTAGTAATGTCCACTATCTGAAGCGAGATTAATACCGACCCTATGATCCACATGCTTCCTGCCATGATAATTTTCTTCGAGAATCAAAATTCAAACTCTCTATCCAACTATTGAGCCAGACCCAATTATCGTCCCGCCCGCACATGGGACAGAATTGCCCAACAAATAACTCCTCGCACTGCGTACAGAATTTCGCTTCGGTTAATTTCATTTCCCACCTCCTTATTTCCGTACATGTTTTCTGGCGATCCTCATCAAAGCAGCATTCACTAACTCCCACAGCTCGGAAATACGAAGATCCGACAGATCCAGAATCTTATTTTTCAGAAATCGTTCCTTCCCCCGACTGAATCCTTGTCCATAGATGAATTCCTGCAACAGCGAAAATAGCTGCAATACCCGTTCCCGATCAGCGAAAGATCCGGTTTGATCGACCCTTCTTTCCATCAGCAGATCAATCACTTCATCGGCGGGAAACTCCGCCAATACATCCAGCATCCTCGCCATGACCTCTTTGATCTGAGCGATATCGGTTTCTTTTTTCTTGCCTTCGAGTTCTGCGACCTTTTGAGCTACGTCATTCAGATTGATCATGTCCTCTTACCTCCGCATCCCTAATTTTCACACATCTACACTTAATACATGGCATATCTTCATCACCCAGCCACGCACATTCCACCCATTCGGAACACCAGCGCTGGTGTTTCATAACTCTGTCATGCGGTTTGGCGTGCCTGCAATCGCCGCAATCTTCGCACGCTCGGTTACATATATATTGTTGAGAACTCATTCAGCATCCTTTGGAATTCGTGCGAACCCCACGCTCTTTCCCATCTCGGTAGGGCCTAAAGGGGATTCTTGGTTCCTCAAACTGTGTCAAAGTGATCTGTCTGCCGATTGAAGAACCCCCTCCTTTCTACATTTGCGGCAAATAAACCAAGGCTCCGGGCCGCTCTACGAATCGAAGCCTACCAACAGATACGGGATAATTGTCGGAGAACGGCAACCGACACTTCACCACCTTTCGGGATGGAACAAAACTACGCACCGTTCCCACAAAACTGCTCCCATCTCGCCTCGTATACTTCACAATGTCCCAATGCCTGAATCCAGCAAACCCGTCATACCTGCAGTTGTGCATGTCTCGACGACGCCTGCGCACGACAATCTTAAATTCACAAACCATATCCTCAAAGTTGCGCGTTCTCAGAGCCAAGGCAAGAGCATCATTCGTATGGGACTTACTTAGATCCAACTGTTTCCGCTTTTCGGCAGTCTGCCAACCATATCTTACCTCAAGCTGCGCCATGCGTTTCAATCCATTCTTGGTGTAGGTCTTTCCCTGTTGCAACCAAGTGGGATATGCAAATATTCTCCCATGGACTTCAGGGTGCCCGAACTCAGCAGCCGTGCGGTTGCCCTTGGCCTGATTGCAGGATCGACAAGCACACACGAGATTTGTCCAAGCCATTGTACCGCCCCTACTGCGTGGAATGATGTGGTCTACCTCGGCCACCAATCCAGCTTTTATACAGTCCACACCACAGTACTGGCAAACATATCTGTCACGCCAAAGAACCGCTATTTTCCTGTTCTCAAAGCTGCTGTTAGGCCCGCGCCGATAATCCTTTATGTCATCATCCCACAAGGCCCGGACATCAAATTGTCCCTCTTCATACACGATGCGACTGATGGGCATTAACTTGATCAAGTCACGCACGACACGCAAGATATTGTCCTTACGTACTTTGACGCTCGGTGGTATCCAACCCGTCCCGTCTTTCCGCCTCCAACGCGGCTGGCGATGGCGCAAACGCGAACGCCTTGCCCGTCGCCGCATCCGCCGGTTGGCAAGTTCCTTTTTGACATTGTTCCGCAATTTGATTTCGGCTTTGAATACCACATGGTCGCCACTTTTGTTGTGCTGCACCACGGCAATGCCCGCTGTCTTTGCCCCATCGTCAATTCCTACAGTCGTAGGCTGGACAACCGGGTTGGGTTTCATTTCGATCAAGCGAATTGTGAACGGCACAATTCGCTCAACCGTCGCCCGACCTTTCCTGAGTAGTTTCCTTGCTGCTGCGGGGTGACAGGGGCTTAACGGCCTGCCATCCCCATTCAGAACGAATACATAGTTTGACATTCCTGTCACTCCCTTTCGAGGTTAGAGGGCACCTCGGCCATGTGACGATTTTGCCAGACTAAGCTGGTGCGATACTCAGCCATGCTTACTCGCAAAAAACGAGAACCGTTCACGTAGACGGACACCTCACCGTCAGCAGACAGCTTAAACACCCGTCTTAGCCTTGAAGCCCCGTGCGCGTTGGCACATTCTGACCTACCTTGATCACTTTCGGTCAACTGCTGAGGGGCTCCTTCCCATATAAATTTGTTTTACGCAGGGTTCGCACGCCAATCACAATCTCACAACGACAATATCCATTTCGGTAGCTGCGAATCTTCCATCGCAGTATTCGTATAGATGCATCGCTTGATGCTTTCCCATTCGACATCTGAAAAAGTGCCGGGAATCTTTTCCTGCCACCAAGCCAGCATTACACGAGTATCTTGGCCTCCTGGAAATCCTTTCAATGCAGCCTTTATCTGGTCTCTTACAACCGACGGAACCTTGATGTTTCCGTGATTTCGTTTAAAACACCACCTATCAATATCTTTCCAATCACGGCGTTTCAGCAAAATGTTTTTCATCAGCCGCTTCCTTTCCTTCGGCTTCAATTTAAGATGGTTTTTTCCTTAGCATCACAATGGTTGGCGTAATTACAACTCACGTCTGCCGTATTCTCGGATGGAACAATTTTTACGTACAAGCCATTCAATCTACAATTACAGGAATAATAGTTCGGTGGTGGAGTGACCCCCATCCACACACCAGAAGTATAAATCGGTGCCCCACAATGGGGACAATGCCCTACCACTGTGAACATAGCCATCTCCTTTCTCTCAACCTCCGCTCCCCAAAATCTTCAATATCTTGAGCTGCCCCAGCTCATCTCCAATTTCCTCGGATATTATCGTTAGCCTGTCGTTATAAAGCAACCCATAATAATATTCAATTTCTTCGGGATCTTGTTCATTAATTATGCTTTCTTCGTACCATAACTCGGCCAACACTTTAATCTTTTTCATTCTCCACAACTCCCTCACTTCCCTCCCTCCATTTAGATTCAAGCCACCTATAATCCACTGGCGAGTAGCCGCCTCCAAGGGGACGCCAACGCCTGACCCCGCACCGGCACTGCATATAGACGTTAGCACCCTTCGTATGGTGGAAACGATACAGGTGGATATGCCAGCATCTAACCCTTCTCATCACATCCCTCGATCAATTTACGCCAGTACTGATTGCATCGATCGATCTCGGACCGGATATAATCATGCCACCACCCGACATCCCCACCGCCGTAAGCATTTAAGAGTCCACAGTCATAATCAGGCTCGGTCAACAAAGATATAGAATAGGGGTCTGACCTCCCTGGGTAGGGAAAATGTGCAGCAGGGTCGGTATCCGATTTCGTTTTATTCTCCTCTTCCCACTGTTTTCTGCATTCCTCAGGAGTCGGGGCTTCTAGGAACCGCATCATATTCTCTGCTGCGTCAGCTTTCTCCATATTACCCCCAATCTCAGACTCATGAACCGCAATCTTGTCCAATTCCCACCAAAGCAGTTTTTCGCCTTTAAGCATCTTTACCTCCTTGTTGTTCTTGTAACTTACCGCTTATTTGGCGGCTCTATTTCCATCCAATGAGTAACTCGTTCGTTACAATAGTACCATTTGCCCTTTTCATGATCATAAAAATTTCCAACCCAAAAGAATGGATTCAAATAATCGCCGATCCAAGTAAGAACATACTTCGTCTTACTGGATTCAGGCAGTCTTTCTTTGACACTGATCCATTTCATTCAACCACCTCCCCCCAGTTCGTAGTCCTCTATTTCGACGAAGATCATCTCGTCATTCTCCTCCTTCCGAACGGCGAGCTTTTTGCAATAATTTAACCTTAGTTATCCACATCCGAGGATTTACATTCCATCCTAAGCCTTTCTTGATGTAAATGGAGTTCCATAGCTCTATAAAATCCGGCATCAATTCATTCCCATACTCTTCTGGAGATAATTCCCTATGAGGCCAAATATCTTTTTTTGCTGCTCCTAGTTGCGCAAACAGATCAAATAGCCCAATATCTTGTAATCTTTCGACTCTAATGTCTGTTATTTCCAGTGTAATCCTTGATGCCCAACGAGGCATAAAGATAGGGGAACGCCATTTCCAACCCTCGATTGTCTCCCAGTCAGGATCGGTAGCTCTGTATATTACATAATCATCTATTGCATGGCATACACCCATAGTGCTTGCTAGTTGCCAGGTTTCTTTTACCCAGAGTCTATCTCCAACTTGACCATGAGGACACTTAAAATATCCTGGTGAACCATCACGTGATTGGCTCAACCAGAAACCAGCCCAAAACCACCCCCGGCTACTTGGGTAACCCAAATCAGTTTTATAACCTGCAAATTCGCCTCTTGGCTGTGGTTTCATCGGTTTTATTATCGATGCCTCTCGGCCTTCCAGAACAGCCCGGACCATTTCGGGGCCAAGAATTGCAGGTCGTTTTTTCATAGGCCACCTACCTCATAAATGTAGTATGTCATTAATCTACTCCAAAACCCTTACGGCTTTGAAAGCTATTGTACCGACGGGAGGAGACGAAAATATCCTGCCGCGTGGAGGATCTTGGACGAGTCTCATGGGATCGTCTCCACACCCACATACGATTTTCCTAGGTACAATTCCAAGGCCGATTCCTTCAACTCTGATTATTTTCGCTATTCCTTCAAGCTGATGCCGCTTAATGAAATCTTTTGCGGGTACCCTTGATTCAAAACACATTATCCCCACACTCCCGTCTGCGGCATAAATGGTCCTTCCCTTAAGGTATCTCGGAAAATATTGAGGATACCTGCGCTTTCGTTTAAGGTATTTCTCGACTGCCGTAGAGGATAATAAAAAATGTTTTTTGCATAACATTATATTAGAGCAGTGCCTAGTTCCCTTCTCCACAACTTTGAAAGCGATCATATATACTCCTGACGTTTCACCTTTTCCCGTCTCACATGTGGCCCGATATTCATTACAACTCGCAAAAAAGCCCTGTAGGCCTCCCCAGCATCCTCAACACGTCGCCCTCTGTAAACCATCCCTCTGGAATCCAAGATGAGGGCAATAGTGTTATCCACCACAAACCTTATTTCGCCAGCTCTAATTTGAATTGGCTTCCTTATATAATTTTTCATTTTATACTCTCCTCACTCCAAAACCCTTACGGCCATAAAAGCTATTGTGCCGACGGGAGGGGGGACGACGACTAAATCAAGCGAGCCTTTTTTGATGAGATCCATGGGAACAGCCCCGTGCCATTGTATGATTGCTTTGGGTCGGAGTTTAGACCCAATACCTTCAACTTTGATTATTTTTGCGCTTATCTTAATAAAGCGTTGGCTTTCAATAAATTTCTCCGCTGCTTCTTTGCTCTCAAAACACATTATACCCACGCTGCCGTCTGCGGCGTAGATAGTGCTCCCCTTCAAATAGCGGGGAAAGTACTGCGGGTATTTACGCTTCCACCTAAGGAATTTTTCAATCGCTTTAAGGGTGGGTAAATATTCTTTGTATATCATTACATTCGAGCAATGTCGCGTCTTCTTCTCGACCACCTTAAAAGCAATCATTGCTGTCCTCCGCGTCGCATTCTGTCTGCGATCATCATTGCGTAATTCGCCACATCACAGCATTCCTGTATAGTTGACTCTGTTCCTCCGTCTACTAATGCCTCTTCAAGTTCAGTAATTTCTGTTCGTAACCGTCCCAAGAGGTAAGAAAGGGGACATGAATCCCATCCTCCCTTATAGTCATTAGATACTAAGACCTCTTCCATCCTCCCCGCGAACCATCTGACTTCTTCCCTTACCTTGTAGGCAATCATCAATCATCTCCTTATTTGTTTTTCTTTACTTACTTTTCCTTCCATTCAATTGAACTCCTTCAACGCCTTTAAATTAGTATCAAGCCAATTGTGAAAGGATTTTCCATGCGACTGTTGCACATAAGGGGACTTGTCCATTGCCAATGGCTTTAAGTCGGTCCATCCTATGGGCCACCCCATAAGCAGTTCCGCTAATTCCGGCGTGCATGGCCCTTTCCCGAAAGTTTGTCTCACCCAATCTCGAAATGTCCAATCTTTTCTCCGCCGCCGGCCAACAGATGGTCCTGATGTTCCATCCGATACTCGAACGGTCGGCACAAATCCATAACCGCATTCGGACCTGATCTTGTGCGACAATGCACGCTGGAATTGCTGTGATTTTCCCACCATAACCCTCACGGCGCAAGCCGCCAAGTAAGGTTTCAAAAGAGGAGAAAAGTGGATACCGGGGCACTTGCTCAATGAACAGGTATTTCGGTCGCACAATCTTAATTGTGTCCAAGAACGCTGAAGTAAGGTCCCGTTCATCTTTCTCTCCTTTTCTTTTACCTGCGGCACTAAACGGCTGGCATGGGGGTCCTGCTGTGACGACTTCAACCATTCCCTTATAGCTTTCGGCGTACCCTTGATTGATGAAATCTCGGATATCGCCGAATATTGGGGCTTCATCAAGGAATCCGTCTTTGATTCGCTGCGCAATGACTTGTTGGCAATATTTGTCATTGTCTATATACCCCACACATTTCCAATTCAACAAATATTGGCATGCTAAATCCCCACCGCAAGCACCCGAATAAAGACTGAGATAAAACATTCTTCCTTACCACAAACCACAATTCTTGTAATTATCAAGATACAACTCTAAATCCTAGTCTCCTCGGGGCCTTTTTATCCTCCCTGCTTTGTACGCTGGACATACTCTTGATCTCCCATGTTACTCTGTAACTCTAAGGACGATTTCAGTCCCTGGAGCTAGAAGCTCCACAGCTATATCTGGCTCGTCGGTCCAACATTTATCCTGCCCAGGACTTGTTAGATTCATCACCTCAAACTGAGACGTAGAAGCTGTCCGCATTACAACATGCCCGTCATAATATCCTACAGAGTCTTTTATGATCCCAATATCGCAGGGTTTCATATTCTTCATCGGTACAGTCTTTGCATGACTGGGAAAATCTATCTCAAACATTTTTTACCTCCTAGAGAAAAAGGTTACTCCAGAACCTCGACCACTTTGAAGGCGATTGTGCCCGGTGGTGATCTATGACAGGAATAATATGGAGAAAGTTGACGCTGAAGGCTTGGTAGTCGCGTATAACGCTCAACAAGCCGCCATGGATGCATACCACAACCGGAAACTACTTCTGTGGGAGTGGAGCTTGGTCCAATACCTCTGACCTTAATGATTTTAGCATGTTCCCGTACCGCTCTGGGGACATACACCTCACTGATGAACCACTCCGCATGCCTAACAGACTCGAAACACATTATCCCTGCACTACCCCTGACCGCTCGGACAATTGTGCCTTTCAGATATTTGGGGAAAAATTCTGGATGCTTTCTCCTCCAACGCAAGAAATCCCTGACTCTCTCCGGGTCATGGGCGTTCCCGGTTTTGAATAGCAAAACGTTCGAGCAATGTCGTGTGCCCTTTTCTACAACCTTATACGCAATCATATACACCTCCTTATTCTTCGTGCCTTTTCTTCCATCTTCCTTTCTCATCCCGCGGTCGATTGCTCATCTCCTTGGACAAAACATCGCGGTAATGCTCAGGCCAGAAGCTCCTCAAAACAGGGACATCAGGCGTGGTCCTCCACGCTTCTACACGCAAATCGTCCGGTAGAACCTGAATTTCTTTTCCCAAAAAGGATTCCCGCACCAGAAACACAAATACTTTGGATTTCGTCAGAAACCGCCAGCCCTCTTCTTTGCCTTCGTACGTTTTTTCTCCTAGGGGCACATACCGTGCTCCAACGAGAATACCTCGAAACTCCCGAGGCACTCTCTTTAGTGTCCGCCGTTGCCAATACCACTTTTCTTTCACATAGACGGCCTCTGCTCGATAACGACCATAAACAGGCATTCCGATATAAAACGACCCGATCATCCTCTTCGCTTTCGAGACTGTCATTGGTCTCTCTCCTTATCGGCCAGTTCAGCTATAACATCACCATGACAGGGAAGCGGCTTACACCAGCAGCCGAGAATCTTCCCTCTCACCTCATGAAGACTGCTCATTAACTCAGGGTTGTTGAGAAGAAATCTTCTGTACTTCTCAATAACCTCTTCCCTAGTGCCATCTCTCCCTATCTTGAAAGGGTTGCCCCACTTCGAGGGCCTCCCAATATAGACATCGTATTTTTCCTTCTTGCAGTGAACTACCTGCGTCTTCATAACACCTCCACCTTACTCCTCCTTCTCCCTGTTTGTTTTCTTATCGCCAATCGGTAAACTAAATTAACTCTTTCAATATCAGAAAGCCCGGCATGAATCATTTTAATGAAACTATTCAATGATATAGTATCAGTACGCAAGAATGCTTCTTCTCCGGAAGATCTTTTACTTACGATAAAAACTTCTTCGTCGTTTGGATCGTAATAAAATTCATAGCCTGCAATTTTCACGCGCAATCCAGCAAATAGTGCTTTTACAACTACTACAACCGGATCAAGAATTCGACATCCCGATCCGACCTCATCCATTCCCTTCCTCCGTGACTGTACGTAGGTATCGGCCCCACCTGCATTCTTCCCAATTCTCACATTATTCTTCATATCAAATCTCCTGGCTTTTCATCTTCTTCCCACGGCTGCGCGGAACCCCCAAGACAAATGCACTAACAACGGCCCGAAATGCTTTACGCTTCTCTTCTGGCCATGATGCCACTTCACATAATGAACACCAGCCTCGTTCAGTTTCCTGTTTGCTGGCAAGAACAATTTTTCGATTACATTTTGGACATATCCAATTTAATGCCACGATACCTCCATGCAAATAATGACTAGATCGAATCGCGCCGACCGATATAAAGCAACCCGGTCATCTTTTTTGCTTATCGACTTCCCTCTTCTCTTGAAATGATATCAGCACTTTTCCATCTATTATCTTTTCCACCCAAAATCCCTTTTCTTTATTTTGGCCATTCTCCCATCAGGATGATGGAATACGATCCCCTCTATATCCAGATCCTTCAAATATTCCCTTAGTCCTTCGTATGTCCTCGGGGCATTTTCCAGTCGCTCGGCATCAGCATGTCTAATCAAAACATGCTTCTCAAACCTTTCTGGATTGCCCTGCACCTTGGGACCCACCAGCTCATAAGTCCCATCGGGTAGATCGGGCTTGAATGCTTCCATATGCCACTTATCTTTCTCCGTCACCGGGACCCAGCCAAACCGCTTGCCGGTAACCTCATCGAAATCAACCTCAATGAAATCTTCAGATACCGGTTTCTTCTTTGGTATACTACGCCTTTTGAAATATCCGCCGTTCTGAATCAAGACGCACGTTCCATCATACTTCCTGGTTGCAATCCCTTCCCCGCCCATAACCCAGATACAGAGCGGATTTACTTCGGGCAGTATCAGCTTTGTCTCAAGATCGCGCTTGAATAATGTAGGGATCTTCTTCATATCAAGTCTCCCGGCTCTTCGCCCTCTTCCCGTCTCACATATTTTTTCGCGATTTTCATCAAGGCGTCATCTGCAAGTTTCCATAAATCCCTTATATTCAAATCGGACAGTTCCAGAATCTTCTCTTCAAGTGCCGAGACCTTCTCCTCCTCCGATTCGATACCATACAAAAACGCCCGTAATGTATAGAAAAGCTGAAGCACTCTTTCGTTTTCCCCGGGTTCCGGTGGGGGAGGCCACTCTACACGAAATCTACGTCTCAGCCGATTCATCACTTTCCTCTTGTATCCTCCTCATCAATCAAATCATTATACTTATCCCAGGAATCGAAGGAAGTCGGCCTACCGTCCCGCGTTCTTACATTTCCATGGTAAGCGGCGGCGAAGGCTTTTAAACCATGTCTCCCGTAATGCCCTGGATTTCTCTCCGCCGTTTCGATGAAACCCATGGGATCATCAGTCTCAAGCAAGACTTCGCCGCGAGGCCCGCATGGGAGTCCATTCTCATAGGAATAAACGGGATCTCCAAGTTTCCACCAGCATGTGTTAAAAGCATAAACAAGACGGTCGTACGATTCAGCCGCTTTTTTGATAGACTCAAAATCCATGAACCAGCTAATATGGAATTCATGCATGATTTTCACTCCTCCATTATCTCTACTTTCCACTCCTTCTTCCTGCAGTACTTGACAATTCGTTCTATATTCCAATCCCGCATATATCCCAAGATCGGCGGGACCCGATTCCTCTCCCCGACCTCGATCCCCGCGCAAAAATGCGGGGCGGTTATCCTCAGCAGCATTCCCCCTCTATCTCGATATGCCCGTAGTCCATCAGCATCCAATCCTCGTTCAGCCTCCCGTTCCATGCTCCCCCCCATCTCAGACGGATCCCGCTCTTCCATCCCAGTCCCAACATGATCGCGGCCACTAGGTAATAGCATGCGGTCTCGTCGGGATACGTCACGATATCGATCGCCTCCGCCGGGATCCTGTTATGCTTCGAGTTCGGCCACTTCACCCGGCTCTTCCCCTCCCGATACGCCGACATCTGCTCCTCCTCCCCGCGATGCCCGCATACCACGCCGAAGTCCACCGGACTTATCTTCAACGCTTCATCCGCAATCATCCTCAACGCGGGAGCCACTCCTTCAAGATTCTTCAAAGATCTTTCAGACCATTTCCATCCAGGCATAACCTTCTCCTTCTCTCAGAAGTCACAATACAGCCACTCCCCTTCGACGACATGTCCCGATTCAACGGAATAGCAATACTCACACATCTTGAATCGGTTCACCCATTTCTTCTTCCCGCAGCGGAAGCATTTATCTTTTTTGTATTTCGTCCAGTTCGTATGCGTCCGGGAGATCCCATGCCGCCTGTAGACGGAACGGAACTGAGCCTTCATGTCATGCTTCCGCTTCTTGGCCGTTTGGCATTCCGGCTTTTTACAATACCGTGTGTTCGGCGCCGTCGCCTCGAATTCTTCTTTACAGTTGATGCATATCTTCTGCATGATCTTCCCCCCCATGGCCATCATTGGAAACGCAGTATAACATAGCTTTTTCCCAATGTCAAGCAAAAAATAAATTTTCGCAGGACTGGCGTCGAGCAAATTCACAGGAACCCCCCGCAGAGGCGCAATCAATTTCGTATTGTAAGATAACTTTGTTACTAACTTTTTCAAAATTTCCAGTACAATTTTGCTCTACCATATATTCTTGTTATCAGTTTTTTCAGATTTTTCTTCTAGAATTTTGCTCTAGCATATACTCTTGTTACTAACTTTTTCAAAATTTCCAGTACAATTTTGCTCCGTCACATAGTTTTGTTGCTAACTTTTTCAAAATTCTTTCCCAGAATTTTGCTCTAGCATATAGTCTTATTCCAAACTTTTTCAAAATTTTTTCCCAGAATTTTGCTCTACCATATATTCTTGTTATCAGTTTTTTCAGATTTTTCTTCTAGAATTTTGCTCTAAGGCTGCCGGGGGTGCTCCCCTGGGATTTTAGGAATCATGGGATTTATTATAACATATGTTCCCATATTCTCTTGTTACATATTTAATTACATATGTTCCCATATTCTCTTGTTACATATTTAATTACATATGTTCCCATATTCTCTTGTTACATATTTAATTACATGCAGGAGAAAGAGAAGGCCATCCTCTCCGGAGAGGATGGCCTAGTGGAAGAGAAGAGAGGTTTGAGGTTTACTGTTTGGTGGCTTCCCTTCTCCTCACAAAGTATTGGAGCATGACCGTATCGAAATCCGCGCCTATAAGCAGATCTTTCTTCTCTTTGGGAAGGGAAATCCCCAGGGCCCTGCTGAAGTGCAGGGCCTTCTTCTTGTCTCCGAGTAAAGCCAAACGGTATAAATACCGCCTGGCCTTGTCACGCCGAAACTTCTCCGTGTATTTTCCACGGAGAAACTCTTCCGCTTTTGCCTGGACATCCTGGGGTATTGTCCCCCAGGCATCCTTGTTCTTGAAATAGGCTATGGCGTCTCTAGCCATAACCTCGAAATAACCCCTGTCTTCTTTGGACAGGGGTTTATTTGTCTTGGCTTCAATCTGTGAAGCCAAGACATAGGCCAGCCGAATACGGCTTGCTGTCAGATTCCATTGTGTGGTTCCCCCCTCCCAGAGGGCTTTTTTAATGTCCGTGTTCTTGTCTTTCTTCCTTGTCATGATCATACCTCCATTCTTGGGTTGACGTTATTATGCTCTATATTATAACAAAGAACCCCTTGTCAAGAAAAAAATGCAAAAAGAAGAAAATTTTTTCCGGCATGCTTGTTGCAATATAGCAAGAATCATGCCATATAGTCTTATTGCAATATCTATGCCAAGAATGTTATTACATATCTTATTACAAAGTTAATTACATATGTTCCTATATTCTTTTATTACAAAGTTAATTATATCCAGGAACACGGTATCGGACAAAATGAGGAACAAGGAATTCGACAAGATAAGGAACACGGAATTGAACAAGGAATTCGACAGGCCCCCGCGACAAACACGAGCCAACCAAAGCGACCAACCAATTCGACTAACCAAAGCGACAAACACGAGCTGACCGATCCGACAAACAATCTCGACAAGCCGACCCTAGTAATAACGCTCCCCCCGGTTTTTAACGAACCGGCTGACCAACCATAGTAATAACCTTCGCATTGGTTTTTAACGAACGCTCCCCCCGACTGACGTGGGGACCAACCTGCCATTCAACCGACCATAGTAATAACCCTGAGGAAAGTTTTTAACGCTCCCGCCGACCGACATGGGACCATCGACCACGCCGACTATAGTAATAACGATAAAAAAATTTTTTGACGCCCCCCGCAATCGATTGCGGGGGACTATCGACTATAGCAGGATAAACTGATCGGTCTTCTCCCGACAGTCTCCCCGACACTGGATATGAACCACCAGCCGGGCGGTGGTATCCGTCACCCAGATGGACCACCGGGAGTCGAGGATACTGCTTTTACATATGGGGCAACCCTGTGCTGCAAGATCATCAACCATCTCCTGCAGATCTTCTGATCTATACCTCGAAACTGGCATGACCATCCTCCTTTCCGATGTCGAAAGTAATTACTTCATCCCCATGCTCCACCCGAACGGTCACGCCGCTGGGTTCCCCATGCATGGGGTGACCGTTATCGTCGAACCCGTTGAAGGTATCCTCGAAGGCGACCATCACCTGCGCCCCGTCCAGCATCCAAGGTGGTGCCCCTAGGGGGAACTCGAAGAACCCTGGGTCTCGCCGGTCCAGAAAATGGAATGCCGGCATCGTCACCTCGACCACCCTCCCCTCGATTTCCGAAGGAGACCATAGGGCTCGAACTATCAGGTACCAATTCTTGTGTTCCGGGTGCCGGAGGATCACAACCCCCGTCATCCGGTGGCCGTTACCGACCTCCGCCGTTCGGTGGGAGAGATACGGACTACGCCGGCGGCGATACACCACCGACTCCCCCCTGCAGATCACCTCCAACGAGGTGGAATCTGCGAGGGATTGAATCCTTCTTTTCACTTCCAACCATTGCGCCATGTTCGCCATAACCATCCTCCTTTCTGCTCGGGTTTGCGTTTATAGTGCCTTATAGTAAACCTTATCACTATATGCAAGAAAAATCGTAACCGGGGGATCGCTCCCCCGGCCGCGCTACTATCTGAAGTCTGTGATCCTTCCGACCGCCACCATCAAAGCAATGACAGCGACTCCCGCCCCGCCAAAGATTAAAATCATTTCGACCATCGACCACCTCCTCCTATGCCGGAAGGTTGCTCCACCTCCGACGGTTGAACCAGTCCCCTTCCGGAGCGCCGACTATCTCCCCGGTGAATCCGTCAACCGTCAATTTTTGCCAATATGGCTGGAAAGTTCGGAGGTGAACCCTCCAACAAGAGTTCTTTTCTTTTTTGATGCCTTCGGAGGGAAGAGCATATGCGTGGTCAACCACCCACCTCATGGGGGTCCGACCATTGCGGGGGGCCACCACTTTGGTGAACCCCCCGATGAAGATTTCATGCCCAACGTCGGGCATTTTTTGTGAAAGTCTCTTTGCAATCCTTTCCGCAACCCTCTTTCTAATCAATGTCTTCATGACCATCCTCCTTTCTGCCTTCTAGTTTGAAACAAAAATATATTATAGAAAGAGGGGTGTCAAGAAAAAAAGTAACCATGATTCAGAGAGGAAATGACGCGGGACTCCCCCCGCTCGACCGATGCAATCAACGAACTAAAGAAGGAACCAACGAACCTGTGTCTCCACAGACCAACGAACCAAGGATCAAACCGACGGGAGACTCGCCGAACCGACCACCCTTCTGTAATAACCTTCGGATCTATTTTAACGAACCCAAGTAATAACCTTCGGACGGATTTTTGAACGATAAAAAAGCCCCGCTATAGCGGGGCTGACGCCACCCAGGGGAGAAAGGAGGAGAAACTACCCTGAACGGCAGACTGTGACAAACGGCTCGAACACCGCCCCCCGCGGGTTGGAGACGAGCGCTTCCGACCCATCAGGGAACGTAACCTTCACGGTCGGGTCCACTGACCCGTTGCAATGCGGACAATATTCACTCGCGCAAGCGCAATCCACAAAGGACCCTCCCATACTGGAAGCCAACTCCAACGGGAAGATGTTCTCCCTTTCATCTTCAAACCTTCGCTCGAACTCCTCTGCAATCATGACCATCCTCCTAGCAGTGATTGACTATGTCCGAGATGATCTCGTCAACCACCAACGAGTACTCCAGCGCCGACAGGTCCCCCCGCTCATAGAGGTACCGTCGCGCCGACTTAATCGCCCGGTTGGTCACATTGAACCGACCTTTTATGGGCCAAAGGTGCGACTCGTCTTGCTGTCGGTAAAGCCGATCGACCACCCGATATTGCTTTTGCCGATCGGACTGCGACGTTTCGGCCACCTCTGCAATTTCATACGGACTACGCATTCTCATTCCTCCTTTCTCTGTTTAGTTGTGGCGCTATTATACTATAAGGAAAAAGAATAGTCAATAAAAAAGTGAACTCCCGCAATCAATTGCGCCTGACGAACGGTTGGCACGCTTCTTGCAATTTCCTTTATATATAGTGTCTCCGGCAACCAACTTCCCACCCGACCAAAAAAAGAAGCGGGGGGCGAACCCCCCGCCCTTCGCTACATCTCCGCAACCCGCTTAAGGGCTGCCTTGATTTCTCGATCCAGATTGTCGTCCAACGACCACACGATTGTATCCTCAAAATAATCCCTCAGCATGAACCTTCGCACCAATTGATGAGACCGCTCCCCGCGAACCACCAACCGGAATTCCGTAGGGTCCGTCTTTGGAATATATACGTCTAAATCAACCCATCCGACGTAGTATCCGTCTTCGTTCATGACGTGAAAGCTACCGCTGGCAACCCACTCATCTTTCTGGGGCCGATCTTCGACCGTCCAATCCACGTCGAACCCGCTTCCATGCGGGAGCGCCGACGCTACGGCCTTGCATAGCTCTTCCCGAAGATGGTCGATCCTTGCATACCGACCATTATCCGTCATCTCCAGCATCTTCATCAACCCCCTTCTGCAGATCATTAACAATTCCCGCCAACCCTTGCATGATCGCAAGGATGGCGACCACCACGCCTCCAAAAATTAAGGCTACAAAAAGAAATTCCATCAACTACCCCCTTTCATCAGTTTGGAATAAGAATATCCTATAAAGAAATATATGTCAAGGAAAAAAGCGACCCTAGCCCCGAACCCCCGCCGACCACCTCGCAGGCTCTCGACCCCGAACCCCACTGACGAACTGACTGCAGATTGAACCGACGGATCGACTAAGGACCGAACTGACGGACTGACCAAAGATTGAACTGACGAACTCGTAATCGAACAAAAAAGTGGGGAGCCGACTGACTCCTCCATAGTAATAACTACCGCAGATATTTTAACCCTCCCCCAGTAATAACCCGGGGGAAAGTTTTCAACCTGCCTTTCGATACAGGTCTTTCATGTTAGCCAACTGCCAATCCTGCCATCGCTTCCAATGATTCTTCCGACAAACGTTCGAGCTTGCTCCATCTCAACCCGATTCATTGCGGGATACTCGACCCGCCAATCGGTCTCCGACTTGCAAACCCCTATTACGTGATATGTATGGCTCCGTCCCATCAGCGACCTCCCAACACGTCCTTCGTCCTCTTCCAGGCCTCCGTCGGCCCGAGGGCAATGCACGGACATAGTTGACTGTATTGGGGCAATCCCACGCTCGACGTACACACGTGGCATGGAATAGATAAACCGTCGGGTCTGAAAATCTCGGCGGGGCGCCGGCCTGGGTCGAAACCGGGAGCTGCGGGGCACCCGTCGAACTTCCCCAGCTCCGCCATAATCCTTAACCTTCTTAAATGAGTCTTCCGACTGTACTTTCTCATTTCTCTGTCTCCTTTCCCGACCTCAAATGATGGGCCAACAGGTAGAGCCCTTCATCGTAATTGAGGGTCATGATATCCAGAATCACCAAGTCCCTTACAGAAATCCGACCATCTTGATTAGTTAGAATGTCATATCGATCGCACGCCCAATCCACCAACTCGGCGGGAGCCGTACGATCATTCGCCAGCCGCTCGACCGTCTCCATGATCTGATTCATGAATCCCATCGTTTCCCCTTTCTACCAGCCGAAGAGCCATTGAGGATCCTTCTTCGTTTTTTCAACCACCTCCCGATAGACCTCCTCCCAGCCTTCCCGATTCAATGTCTCCTGACCTTCCTCGGTCGGGCGCGGAGGCAACCAGCCTTCCCAGAGATCTCGAACCACATCGCTGGTTGTAGTCGTCCGCAAGGGATCGAGCAGCCACTCCCGAAGCACAGCCTTGGCTGCATCCTGGGGAGTAGCATAAACTTTTCCGAACCCAAATCCCATCACTTTCCCCCTTTCTTTATTTTATTTGAATAAGAGAATATCATAAAGAGTATAGGAATGTCAAGGAAAAAAGCGACCCTATAAAGAGGCGCAATTAATTGCGGGTACGGGGCGACCCGACCAACCCGAGAATCAACGAACCGGGGAGCCCATCTTCCTGCTAACCAACCCGTGAACTCGCTCCCCCGCCGACCAACCGGAAAGTAATCCCCTCCCAACGAACCGGGGCCGGTAATAACCTCCAACCGAATTTTTAACCCTCCCCCACAGTAATAACTATCCTGGATTTTTTAACGCTCCCCTACAGTAATAACCATCGAACTAATTTTCAGACCCACTTCCCCGCCGGACCGACAACGATCGCATGGTCTGACCAACAAAAATTTCCAACTGCCCTATACCCTAGGGTCTGACCAACAAAAATTTCCGACTGCCCTATGCCATAGGGTCTGACCAACAAAAATTTCCAACTGCCCTACGGACTAACCCTTAGAGAAGGAGGGCTGGAAAGAAGAGGGGTTGAGGGATTAGAGAAGGAGAGGGAGAAGGGGGGTACAGACTAACCCCGGTAGAAGGGATGGGAGAAGAATTGGAGGAGTACATAAACTAACCCCAATAGAAGAGATGGAGAAAAAAAGAGAGGATGAACTGACTACGGGGGAAGACCTGTATGAATTAATTCCTGGAGAGAGACGTCCCCCCCGCCGTTGGTGGGAGGAAGAGGGAAATATAGATCTCGACTCCCCCCCGCCTTGGGGGAGAGGAAAAGAGAGGGGTATATATAGACTGACTCCCCCCCGCCGGCTGACCAGGGAAATAGAAAAGGCTCTCCCCCCCGCTGCATTTCCGCAATTGATTGCGGGGATATTGAGAATAAAAGCGGTCCCCCCTGAAGGAAAAGAATTATTCGTAAAGGGTCCGCTCCCCCGCGTTGAGGGAGCGGTAAAATGTAGAAAAGATAAAATCCCAGTAGAATAAGATCTTATACTAAATTAGCTTTCCATCCCAAGTGACATTGAGGGACGGGGGAGTGTGGGTCGGACTCGAACCGACTGAGGGGGCGGCTCGGGACCGCCTCACTATACCTTGCTACTGCACCCCCCGATGGCCTCACAGTCCACCTCCCCCTGACGGTCCCTTAACAGCCCCTCAATATCACTTGGGGATGGTGATTCAATTTCCTTTCCGGCCTCGCTCAGGATAGAACAAAGCGACATCTTCGCTCCCGCATTCCGGGCAACGCCACGTCCAATTTTTGTCCGGAATTGGAACCACGCAATTGAAGGCACAGCCCCTTCCCAGACATTTCAGGCCCACGCAGCGTAAGGGGCCTGGCTTCTTGATCTGATAATGCTTCATATGAATCATAGGTTTTTCCTTTTCTACCCCAGGGCCGAAGCCCTGGGGCGGTTGATTATTCCTTTTAAATGATTTTCGTCTCCGTTTCCTCACCGCCTTCGCGGTGACAATGGAAAACAGGATGATCAGGGTTGACCACAGCCAGCCATGCAACTGTATACGCACGGCCGGATCGAACACCCCCGCGGATCTCTTTATACCACAGAGGCGTCCCCCGAAGATTCGCATGAAACTGACGCCCGAACCCCTTGAGAGTGGTTTTGGAGTACGCAGAAATAAAAACCAGTCGGCCCTCCGGCTCCAAACCGTCTGCAGGAAGGAGAACACAGTAACGATCTTCTTCTTGGCGTTCTTCCGCCCCCTCCGCATCAGGAGCGCATCGTCTGTATCCCGACACGGGTCCGTGGTGCATTGTCATCCGGGTCCACTTCTGGACCCAAACAGTCTTCTTGACGATCTTTTCACTAAAGACGCAAATTTGGCCGGGCTCGGGTAGACCAATGTGGCTGTAGAGGTCAATTCGACCGTACCAATCTGCACCGAACCTTTTTCCTTTAAGGACCGATTGGAAAACCTTTCGGTCCCCTTCTTGGGCCTGGAATTCTTCCCACCCTAAGCCTGCGATAGCCTTATCGAGCTGGACTACCGTGGAAAATAAGGTTTCTCTGGATTCGACCACCTCCGGCCTGCGCTGCTTTCTGTCCAAGCAGGTCGGACAATGCTTGGGAAATGCCTCGAATTTAAGGGCTGCGAATGTGGCGACGTCCACTTTGAAAGTCGCATTGCATTTCTGACACGTTGCTGTAACCTGCAGAGTCATTTTATTTCTCCTTCCATTAAGAGTGCCCTTAGCCGACTTAAAATGGCTGTGGGCGGTTTGGTCTCCTTACCCCGTGCCCAGCGCCACAGCAGATTCCATTCCGAATCGCTGCAATGGGCACGGACGGCAAGCCAAAACTTCCTGTTCCTCTGAGGAATGGGCGCCACATCCCTCTCCCGCCGGACCGTCTCAAGGTTTTCATATAGTCTATCCTCATCCCACCCCCTTTTCCTGCGTTGTACAATAATTGCCTTGTGCCGACGGCACAGGCGACCAAAAACCTCGTCCTTGTAGACGCCGGGCCTCTCGCAACCCGTGCATCCACAAGGCGGGGTTGATGGGTTGTCCTCTTGGCCGCTTTGATTAAAGTATCCCAAATCGCGACCAAGCCGACGAAGCTCCCTATCAATTGTCCTAGCTAGACTACGATCTTTGGCTGGACTCAGCACTGTACTCAGCCTGATGGTCTGATCGTAGTCTTCCGGACACACATGCCGGAGGAAACGAAACCGCGTCCTGCGGCATGCTATGCCGTAGGCATATTTGAACAGGGAGTTACTCAATTTATTCTTTCTCCTCTCAAAATTCAAAATGTCGAAATATGCGCCCGCACGATGTCATCATCAACGTCGTGCCAAGTCTCCGCGCCAAACGTTTCTGGCCGGAGACCGAGCGCGTCCCATGCTTCCCATTCATCATCGACGACCCTGCCATCGATGATGTAAACCGTCTCTCCTCCCTCCCCGATCCACCGACCGTCCGCCGGATGTCCTGCGATCTTGAGATAGGGAGAAGCAATGATCCGATTGAGATGATCGTACTCCGCCACAACCACGGCGAAGAATTGGTCCGCAACGATCACCTCTATTCCCTCTTTCTCAAAGTCCGGCCAAAATCGGGGTTCGGGCACGATGCCCGATTGCCCTGGCCGGAATTCAACGACCCATAGATTCTTCTTTTGCATGGTCTGCTCCTCTCCCCCGACCCCCGTAATGGAGGTCGGGGTCGTGGGATCATTTGTTGATTCTGACAATCACCCCGTCCCGCACCTCTGCGGAAAGATACCAACGGTGGGGTTCCGGGTAGTGCGGCCCTTCCAAGGAAACCATCCCGTCCTTCACGGTCGGGCCGAATGGACCCGGTTGGTAGACTTCGATGGTCTCCCCCCGCTTGAATGCGTCAACGAGGGCCTTTTTGGTTTTGAAGTTTCTCACCGTGTAAGCCATAATCCGCACCCCCTTTATAATTTTAGGATAAGGGTATATTATAAAGAAGAAAATGTCAAGAAGAAAATGAACTATCGCTTCGCCGTATGATAATCTTCCCGTCAGCTTCGGAGCTTGTCTCTCCCCGCTATTTTGTTTATTTCCCGGACCAAATCCGGGCGTTTGAATACTATATGCAGATTGCCGTTCCTGAACCACTTCAGACTGAAGTAATCCGTCTCCGCAGTTCTTTGCTTCGCGCGTCGTGCTGTATAAATAATACCGCTCAAAGTATTGGGATAAGTCGGGACCCGTTTGCCGTCGAGCAAATGAAATACCCTGTCCAGAGCATTCAACTTATCTTCACGATAAACGTTTATACCATAATCCGTAACAACGTCACGAACAATCACCTTATCCTTAAGCCCCCAGCGGTTATTTTCGTTTGTCTTCAACTCATCTCGCCAAGGGCCGGGTCGGTATAAGTCAAAGACTTCTTTGACGGCCTCTTCAAGCACATTGTCGAATCCGCCCACGAACCCGTGGATAAGGTTGTGGATGTTCTCAGCAGTAAAATCTGGCAAGTCGCAATCCTGAATCTGACGATCCAGTTCTTCGCGTTTTTTGAGAGAAAGCATTTCCCGCAACTCTAGACGGCTGATGATATATTGCCACGCGCTCTGTTTCAGATGATTGAACGTGGGCTCAACAACATCATCACAATCACAGCTTCCTCGATAAGTAGTGAGAATGCCGCTGATGTCTCTGAGCAACCCTACTTGTTTGAGGCTGCTCTCGGCTTCCCGAAGCAGCTCAAAGGCTTCGGTGACCTTCTTCACGGCTTCGTTGTACGTCGCTTCCAGAGCGACCGCATTATTTCGGGGGATAATGTCGTGCATCACCTCCTCCCCATCAAAGATTAGCAAGTTCCTTCTGTAGCCGACGCGCAACCGCTTCCGCTACAGACCAGCCGCCGCTTACCTTTTCCTGCTTAGTACATCCGTCGGAAAGCCTGACTACCACCACCCGGTAATCCCATTTTCCGGCACTCATTTGTCCCGAAAGCGGGGTGATGAACGTCCTGAAATCCTTGTCAAATGCGTCGTTCATGAAACACCTCTCTCATAGTTTTGGGATAAATATATACTATAAAGGAAAATAGATCAAGGGAAAAATCAACTCGTCACGATTCCGAATTGAAAAATTCATCCATTGACTCTGCGATCTCATCCCAATCAACTCTATTCAGGGCGACGCGGATAAGCTCCCGCGGCAATCCAGATATATCCGACAACGTCAGATCTTCGATCATAGAACGAATGCTGTCTGCGTCTTTATCGAGAAAAGAATAGTATCGGTCCCGGTCGGACGTGAGCCATAGATGAACAGTCCACGTCTCCCGGTTTTTCCATCCCTGATAGCCCTCTTCCCGTTCTGCCTTCATCGAACCCCTTCCCCATCAATGCCTGACGAAAATCACATACTTGTTCCGCAGGCACTTGTGACAATGCACCATGCACTTAATTCTTTTATCTGGATAAGGACATATTTCCCCGCTCCATCTCCAAGCCAACTCTTCGGCTTCTTCCCTTGTGGATGCCACGTTCTCCCGACCATCCGGCAGGATACTTTCCACCAAAGCGAAATTAGAAAGCATCTTCGGACGATAAGGGCTTTTAGTATAGGCCAAAAACTGCAAGTCCGACCGTCGCATAATTTCGGTCCACTTGTCAGCGTATTCCTGACTGTAGAAATCGCCGGATTCATGGATCCGAAAGTATCGGACTCTCGGCGGAAGTTTTTTGATCCGCTTCACCATGACATCCACGAACCAAGAATGCTGACTTGCCCACAAGTTCCGATACCGGGATCGGACCACGCTCCAATATATGTATTCGGCCTTCTTGGCATAACAATATCGAACGCACTCCTCGGTTTTCCCCGGGCACGTTTTCTCCGCCGGAAGATTGAAGATCGCAACGCTCTCGGGAAGTTTATGGTTCCCTAAAGATATAGTGATCATACTTGAAATAGTAATATCGTTTTCTTAATCGATAATCTGTTCGACATTGACCGGGGTTACCTTCTCGAACGAGAGCTTGCCGCTGCCGTAAATGCAATAGCGGCCTCCCGCTTTACATTTGACTAGGGCCTTTGGCATTCCGATAAGACGACTGTTTGACGGGAACTGCGCCCGCATAGCCTGATCCGCCGTCGCATAGACATAGAACCCTCCCCTATGTCCCCGACGTGGAGTTTCCCGTCGCTCTTTAAAAAGGATCCAGGAGGATCCGTCGAATACAGAATACATCCGACCATCTTCCCCCAGAGCGACTATCTTATAGGCCACTCCGTCGGGACACTTACGATTCGGTGGACGTCGATCACTCATCCGGGCCTCACCTTTTTCAGCTTCCGCCAGCAATCGGCAGTTATCCTCTCCTAACTTTTGCACGACTTTTTCGACGTGCTTTCTGGTTCGGCAATGATGGAGAAGGCTGTACGGCCACCTCCGACTAGGTACTCGAATCTTGCGACAGCAGGAACATTCTTCCGATTCGGAAGGATACCACCTACCATGACGGTCAAAAGTCCCTTCCGGATGCGACGCCCGACTCTTCCGAGCAGCATAAATTCGATCCACGAATTCATTATTCTCTTGCCTAGTCATCTTTTTCCTCTTTTTTGAAGCGGTTCACGATTTTTTCGACCACCCATCCTACGAATAGAAATAAAATGGCCGAAAGTTGGATGACTATCCACCTTTTCGTGATCATCTCTGGATATTCCGCCAAAGCACCACCCCCTTCCCATTCATTTTGGAATAAGATTATATCTTAAATGTAAAAGGGGGTCAAGAAAAAAATCAACTACAGGGCGGGAGGGGCGCAATCAATTGCGCCCCGACTTGGACTATCGAAGTTTCTTGGGGGGAACTAGGGTGGGCACTATCAACCCGCTTCCGGGGCGGGCGATGCTTGTTTTCCGCAACGATCCGTCTCCTGTTGCTTCTCCGGCAGCAGCCCTTTCAATAAAGAACCTACCGACTGCAATCATCGCCTCCGTAAGCAGACGAACGGACTCGTGATATGACGCTGGAAAGTTTTCCAGAACCAACCGCCCATCGCTCATAATAGCTATCCCGACCTTCTTGATAACCTTCGCCTGCTCCATAACTAACCTCCTTCGACGTTCCTGTTACCGAAAACAGTAGTAATAACCCTCGAACTAATTTTTAACGCTCTAAAAATCGACAAGAAATCCAATGAAATGCATAGTAATAACCACCGACTGATTTTTTAACGCTCTTTTTTTCAAACGATTCTCGCACGAAAACGCCTCCGTGCCGGCCTCGCTGATTTGGGTCTATTCTTTCGAGATCGTCGGGAACTACGCTCAGAAGAATCATGCGTTTCCTCCTGCCTGCGTCGGCGGAGAGCTTGCATCGCCATAACTTCTTCTTCATCAAGAAGCATATCTTGCTCGTTTGAATCAGTGTCTTTTTGCTCTTCCTGTTCTATTTGTTCAGCGTCCGATTGAGCAGATGTGCTGAGCCATTCCGGAAGCTGAAGATTCAATTCTTTCTGGCTGGCATAAGTAGCTCTGAGTTTGGTGAGATTGTAAACCACCCCGCAAACTGAATCAGCCAAGTCTTTGGATCCGTTTGGAGGATGATCCACTTTCGCATTCTCACGATCCAGTTCCAGCTCCCGCAATTCGGATAAGAGAACCGGATGCGGAGGATATAATACCCGCTTCTGCCGCAAAGCCAGTTTGAAAGTCATATATGGATCTATGGATCGGTCCACGCTGATTCTTTTCGTAAAGATAGTACTGGTCTTTCTGACATTTTGCATAAGCTGGGCCGACTCGTATTTATCCATCGAAAGCCAGATGATCGGAATCCCCACCTTAGCCATGGCAAGAACCAGACCCTGAATTTTCTCAAGATCAATTTCTTCAGTTCGAGGCGGGACGACTTGAAGAATACCATCAATAAAAATGACTGGAGCCTTGATCCCCCGCATCGTTCGATAATTATCAGTGGCAGGGACATAATGCATGAGTTCGGCCTTGGGATTCAATCCCATCACTCTTCCGACAGCAATGCCGACGCTATTGGCAGTCAGAGCGGAATCGATATGAATTGCGAATTCCGGTTCCCGCGTGAATCCGTGTGCGATCCAATTACGGATAAAAGTATCCACGTACTCATAATTGATTAACTGATCCAGATCGGTGCTGGAAATTTTATCCAAATCAATAGCATCATCGGTAAATAATTGCATCGGTTCCGGAACAATTCTTCTGTACGCAGTTATCGGCCATGTAATCCATTCACGACTCGGGATAAATTGATGCCTTCGCACCCTCGGAATACCTGCAATATCTCGCAGGGCGGCGTCCATATCCTGTTCAAAATCCTGTTTATGCTCGATTGGAACTTCAATTACATTCGATGGATCATCCGCTTCATCCATGGAGTTGATGATTCTGGCCTGTTTTCGCTCGTCTCCCAGATCGATCAGAAACATTTTTCCGGAATATCGTCTGGAATCCAGCCTCCCGTCATCATATCGAAACGCTTCCCATTGAGGCATTGAAATATAAAGTACGGTTGGATTATTTTTGGCTTCAATTTCTTTCTGAGATGTGAAATCCCCAGGGTAATTGGCCGAAGAAACCAAAAATAATTTCCCCGGAAGGGTCCCCCCGGACTGTAAAAATCTCGATTTCATCCTGCGGAGGATGGTCAAATACAATTCTTTCGCCTTATCGTATTCATCTTCACCTCTTAATTCGGCCAATTTTGATTTTCTGGACCTTGCCATAAAATTTATTTCGTCAATACAGGCTGCAATTATGTTCATTCCCAGAGCAGAAGTGTCGCTTCCGCTTATTGGAAGGACGGAAATGTTATTTGGGAAGTGTAATTCAGTCGTAAAAGAAGGATCATACGGAAAAACGGACTTAAAATACGGGGAATTGATTATTTTTTCTCGAAAAGAGGAGAATAAAACCTTTTTTGCTAGAGTCAAGGTGATTGATTGAAACGTCAAAACGATTGAAGATCCCGGAGCCAGGCCGAATTCAATTTGCGGATTATGATAACAGGACAGCAAATATAAGAAATATCCCATGGAAAGGTCGATTGTATAGTTCTTTCCCCATCCAATACTCCCAGAAAGCACAACCTCAATATACTGATTGGACTGAAAAATCTTATTTATTGCCCTTAAAACACCTGGTCGGACTGCATCGGCCTGCCCCATATACTCAGGGGAACAGATAAACTCTTCCACCGAAACCGGTTGTCTGGCAAAACCACGATTTTGATAAAGATAATCTGGATTGCTGGTCCTGATACTCGCAATCCAATTCTGATAAAAATCAATGATGTCTGCGACCCTGAAGTACCGCTTCCCGTTTTTTGTCCTCGATTCGACGGAGAAAATTACCCGTTCCATTTCCATCTGAAGACCTGCGGCCTCCCTGTGCGAAAGCTGCAGTTCTTCATTGGCGAGACGAACCAGATAATCCCGCACGGATTCTTCGGAAATCCAAGAATCTCGTTGAGCTTTATTCGTCATCGAGTTCCACTACCTCAAAGACACCTTCCTGATTCTTCAATGTGTCTAAAAACTTCTCGGATGCCGTCAACATCCGATCCATTCCAACAGATGTATCTATCTTCCGCCGGTGCATTTCCAGTCCCTGTTTGGCGAAACCGATATTCAATTGATACGGCTGCCTCGGATAAATTCCAAGCTCAATAGAATACTTCAGATAGGTGTCAACCAGTTCATTCAATACTTTCAATTCTTTATTGAGACCTTTAATTGGAACGCCTCCCCCGAGGCTCTGCTCTCGTTGATAAAATCCATCAATACGCTGGATTTGAATTTTGATTGCCTTACTCAGAGTATCCAAACCATCCACACGCTCTACGATTTTATCTACGATTTCCCGCTTCTTTGCCGTCCATTCGGCCAGCTCGGGCACGCTTTCAGCCTGGCCGAGAAGTCCTCCGAGTCTAGCCTCATATGCCATGATGGCTCTGGACACATGCCAAATCGTTAGATCAGTCAGCTTGCCAAAATCTTTCTGGATTTTATGGGCCAGTTCTTCATAGACAGGCTTGCCTCGTTGCTTTGCGCTCTTGAGACGTGCGGCTACCTGAAGCAATTCTTCGTCACCCAGCGCATCGAGAATACTTACGACACGTGCTCTCGATCCATCGGGGTTATACCGCATGGCTTTGCGAAGTTTGTAAAGAATTCCATTCCTGACTGCCCTATCCACGACCAGATCGGAAACTTGCCCGGTTTCTTCGACTGTTTGAAGCAATTCGTTTGATTCCATAGGTTACTATTGCCCTGCCGTTTCTTCCAGTCGATCCAAAAACTCTTGATTCAATTCCAAGTCCAAAGTTTTAGGTTCTGGTGTGTCGAGTTGATCTTTGAATTGCGTGATGAACTTCTCGGTCAATCCTTTTTTAATCAGAAGGCGAATCGCTGAAGATACAGTCACTTCATGCTGTTGGCAGAGAAGAAACTTTTCCTTGATAAGTTTGAAATCGGATGCCTTTTCCAGACGCACCCATAAATGCTGCTTCCCGCCAAAGTCGAAAATCATATAGTTATAATCAAGACTGTCGCCATACTTTGAAAACAGCTTATTAAGAATCCGAGTCAGATCTTCCACCGATTTGATCTCGTGCTTAATCGCATCGAATTCCTTTTTGATCTTTCCTTCCAATCCAGCCGAGACATCCTCAACCAAGGATTCAAATTCCCTCGGCTCAGGAAAGGCCATGTTGTGTTCGATGTCAGGAATTGAGTACCCCATATCCAGCAATTCCTGCACCAAAACCTGAAATTTCTTTTTATTGAGTTGCCCACGAAGGCGGTTCATTCTGACAGTCTGGAATCGTTGTTTCGTCTCATCAATATCTTCTTTGATGATGCATGGAATTTCAGTCGCATCGGTAAATAATTTAAGCCCTTGATACCGCTGCTCCCCATCAATGATTCGATACTTCCCGGTAGGAGTCCCGTCTGATCCTTTAATCGGAGTCACGAGAATCGGCTGAGCCATGCCGAGTTCATTCAGATTATCCACCAAGAAGTTGAACAAATCTTCCGACATTTCTGATGGATTCCATTCATTTGGAACCACATCATCAATGGGAAGCATCTTATATGGAAGATGCTCTACATGCTTCAACTCAATTTGTTCTTCTTCAGCCTGATTCTTGCTGATCTTTGCGTCTTCAGTTTGTTTCTTTTTTCGAGGCATTGCGATTTCCTTTCTTCTTCGATTCGGGCCAGATCAATCTGGGCACCGGAGAATCATAAGTATCTTGCCACCCTGCTCTCAACAGATCCACATAAACAGCGTAAAGAGCTGGTGCTCGCACCGTTCCTTCTTCATCGAATTTGATCGTTCTCCCGATCTTCTTAAGTTGATGTCGAAAAGTTCCAAGATCAATATCCTTTCCTTCTTCTTTATAGGCATCCGCAAGCCGGAACATGGAATTGCGGAACGACCCAAACTTTGATTTCGTTACAGGCCCATTGGCCGGAGCGATGGGACATCCCGCTGTTCTGAATAGCTCCACCGCCCGCTTGATTCTTTTCCATTCTCGATCAAGCACAGCGGAACTGCTCTTATTCTGTTCGATCCAATTGCGTATCCATGACGATTGCTTGATGGCTTCATCATAATTCTTGTAGAAGTAGGTCAAAATCCGTAGCGCATCTGCTTTGTTCTTGTAGAACCAAGGAAAGTTGTCGGGAAGTACCGCCCTCGCCCATGGCCGATCAGGAAAGAGCACCAATCCATTGAGAACATAAAGCTGCTCGATAAAACCCTTCGGTTCTCCTTCAGTCACTGAAGAACAAATGGCACAATGCGCTCTTGGCATGATCTTCAGATAACGTTCTTTGTCGCAGTTTTTCACGAATAGTTTCAAAAAGTTTTTCCGTCGATCAAAATCGGGAATAGTGGACTTGGAAAGCGTATCCTTCGGCTGAGTGATATAGCAGTCAACATCTCTCCCCATTTTTGTCAGCATTTCCATGAGCCAAAACGCTTCTTTGGCATTTTTGGCCCAGTTGAGACGGGCACCGAATAGAATTGAAAATCGCTTAAATTTGGGCGGCTGTTGGGCGACAATACGCTTCAGGCTTTCTACATCAATACCTCTCCCCGCCACCATGACATTCTTATCGTAGTTTTTAAGCATCGTTGCTGAAACGTGGCGACGCAAGAAATCACGAATGCGTTTGTTGTCATGCTCATTCATCACCCATACGTATGAATATGCATATGACATCGCACGCATCAGTCTTTCTGCCAACGGGAATGGATAATCAGAATCCACCCGCCAAGGCACCGGATCGTGGCTGAAAATCGGGATCGATCCACGCCTTCGCATATCATTGATGGCTGTGGCCATCATGACCTGGCACGGAATCCTGGAAGCTATAATCGCATCCACCTGATACTTCCCGACACCAGTACCGAACATAGACCTCCACAAAGGCATATTAATATTCATGCTGTCTCTGTGGAAATCAATCAAATCTTCTCGAAGCCCTATGAAATGAGTATTTTTGGAAAGATCGCTGAGAAGTTCTCTTCCCTGATCAATCAAACCGATAGGCAGCAGAATATAGAAGAAACAAGGATGCTTGGCTGAATAATATCGCATGAGACTGGCGTAATGATGCCAGTCGGAATCTCCATTCAGATTATTGATTCCAATGATCGGAACAATTAGAAGTCTCATATAGATTTCCTCTTCCGACGAAGGAGCTTTCTAGACATCCGCTTCGATTTTTCGGGTCCATCGGGCATGATTTTAGGCATCAATTCCAATGTTATTTGTAGACGTTCCGGATATAACATTCTGTAATTGCAATTACCCATATTGTGATCAGCATATACGTCACTTGGAGAAGAGGGTATATACGTAACATCGGACACTCTAACAATATCATAGGCGTCAAAAAGTCGAAATATCTCGTTCTTAACATCAATCTGGCTTAAAAGACGGTTTGGGGCATCAAAATTCATGGGTTTTCTCAGAACTCCTTTTTTGGCGAAGCACCTTCCTGATATGTCTTTCGCCAGAATTTGATTTCTTCGATTCCATGCCACAATCAACGCCAATTCTCGGAATCAATCGCAGTGTAAGTGTGAACCTTCCAGAAAGTGGCACTTTGCGATTGTACCCAGCACTACCATCCGGCACATCTATTAGATCATTTTTTCTGGAGATCTCCGTAATATCGCATTGATCTAGAAGATCCCGCACCATTTTTTTGACCTCGGCTTGATACATATTCCAACTACAATCTGTACTCACCCCGATGTGGCAGTATTCAGTCATGCTTTCCCCTCAAGCAGCACAGTGACTCCAGATTCGTTTGCCCTCCGAACGATCTCCTCCAGAATCACAGAGCGTTGCTTTGTATAATACAAATCTCCACTGCGATTTTCAAGATTCTTCTGTAGAATCGTGCGGAAGAAACAGCCGTTCTGAGTCGGAAATGTCTGAAAAGACTCGAAAATAAACCATTTGAATGCTAGAGCATCGTATGTTGTATTCAATCGCCTCGCTGCCCTATACAAAGCCGTCTTCCCGATTCGAGTATGCTGGTCATATGCCCAATAGGGCAGAATCCGCTTCCCCCGTACCAGAGCAGTTTCTTTGTTGAAATCAGTCTTCGGAGGAGTCATATGCGGCATTTCATGATATTCGGTAATGGCCAGTATGGCCGCTGCCAGAAACTTATCTTCTTCATGAGGCATTCCATTCATAAAATATCGATATCTCGCCGCTCTGACAGTATGCTTCACGAATGGATGTTCAGATGCCTTCTTCTCGGCGGCAGTCGTTAAAAGATCCCATGCTTCCCTGGCTTCTTTTTTCCCTTCAAAACAAGTAGTATATAGCTTTCGCATCGCCTTGAACTGTTTCTGCTTCAAGGCAGGCCACTTCTTCATCTCCCGCTCTGTCACTCTGGAATCCGGGCGGTCCCACATCAAGACACCAAGAGCAGCGGCGTCTTGATTCTTGAAAGAAAGCACCAATCGCTTCCCCGCTTTGAATAGAATCTTCCTTGCGGCTTCCTTTGCATCAGGAGTCGCATGCTTTCGGAGACCAGGAGCGGCCTTAGTGTAGGCATCAATCGTATCCCCCAAAAGAGGCCACACTTCCTCACATGCGTAAACCGGCATTCTTCGATGCAGAAATGCTGGATCCACGTCCCAAATTACGTCAAAGGCTTCCTCGAAAAGAGGAAGATCAGATCTCCGAATCGCCTTCTGGATGGCGGATCGGCATCCCCAGTAGTACTCTTCGTCCATGATTCTCCCCCAAGACTATTTTTATTTTGGAGGTATTCTATACGAAACAAAAGGATGTGTCAAGAAGAAATCAGACTATCGTTGGTCGAAACCCATTTTTCGCACATCGCCGAAACTCGAACCCAGACCAAAAACCAATCTTCTTCCGAGATTGAGGTCCTGCGCAAACATGCCTGCTTGAGAAACCTTTCCCATTGCAGTTGCCGATTGGAAGTCACCTTATCCGTATAGAAAATCCGCCATGCCAGTAGAATATCTTCAGGGCTGATGGAATTTGTTCCAACCCGCAATCCGTTGGATACCGATCGAGCAATTTGTCGTCCAATCGATGTTGATGGATGTACGATATACCACGGAATAGTATTGGTGAAAGTGTTTGATTCTGGATTCTCACGATCAGTTTTAGTGATGTTCCAATTTGGAGGTTCGGTGATCAGTAAAATACACATTGCAAGCGCAAGCAGGCGATCCTGCGGTTCGCTGCAACGCAGCGCCAATGCGGTAGCATCTTCCAGTAAGGACCGAATTACCGGAGACGCTTTGGGACGAATCTCTTCGGCTATAAACACTCTGATCTTGGATTTCTTCCCGTCAGCGATTTCGGCGGCAGATTTCATAAGACGATATTGTTGTATCAACCTAGAAGTCGCAGATTGCGGAAGCCGGAAAAACTTCAAAGTCGGATCTGCGAATAATTGCCATAAAACATAACCTGAACGGTTTCCCACTCGCTTAGTCATCTCGAAATAGGCAGTCTTAGCAATCTTCTTCGCCAATTCTTCATTGCCGTTTTCGAGATGAAGTCTGCAAAGCCGATGCGCAGTGGAAGCCAAATCGAAAGAATGAAAACATTCTGAAGCCGCAATCAATTGCAGGTCTCTATCCACGAAGTCGTCCCGAAAAAATCTCCACATTCGATCGAACATAGCAAAGTGGGCGGTCGCAAGATTGCGACGCACCCCCATCATCAATCCAAACCTAAGCGTCTCCCGCCACACGCCTGATTTGCGCATCAGTCGGCCTTATCGAAGGAATGAAGATGTTCGATGACATCATCAAGCAGCAATTCTTGATCTTCAACCCACAGGCCGAATGCCAGCAGCCGATAATTGATCTCATCCCTTAGTGTTTCGACGACATGGTCAATATCAATTGACCGCTCTTGAAGAATCCGATAAAACGTGACCGTATGCTTGGAAGCATTCCCAAGCAAAGCATCCATCGGATCGACCCGGCGGAGAGCTGCTTGGCTTTTGAAATTCTCGAAACGATCTCTGCTGTCGGCATAGAGCTTGGCTCTTTGGTCGAGGGTTTTAAAGCTGATCTTGATCAATTCTTCCGCCAATGTCTTAAACATATCCGCACGCATGTCATTATGCCTCCTTCATACGAGACCAGTGAATATGGATATCGGACTCATTCTGCAGAGTTTCCAACATCCGCTTTTGAATTTTGGTCATTTCCGAAAGCACCTCAATCAGCATATCCAACCGCTGAAACAATTCTTGTATCGCAGTATCTGGGATAGAGTATTCTTTAGAATACTCGTAAGTGGCAGCTTCCGCTGATTTATCCAGTATATCCTGTATATTGGAATTAAACACCATATCCCTCTTCCCCTTGCTCGGAAGTAGTGTCTTCAATATCGCCGCTCAGAATCATCTTGATAATATTTTGACGCATCCGCTCAACGCGGGCATCGACAAATTGAACATACACCTTCATGATCAGAATCTGAATCAATGCCCACACTATCATCTGGGGCAATGCCTTCCAGAGATCTTGCAAAATATCCATGTTTCCCCTCCCTTTTGGTTCAAGAGAGGGGCGAAACATCGCCCCTCTCCGCTGGAAAATCATTTAATGCCCAGCATTGCATTGATATCGATTTCTTCTTCTCCATCATCAAAGCCAGGATCAGTTGCCTGCGCTGCCAGAATCTCATCGACGATATCGTCCACGCTGGCTCCCCTTGCGATCTTGATACCAAGCCCTTCTTTCTGGATGTATTCCCGAAGCTGGGCTTTAGTCATACTCCGCAAAGTGACTTCCAAATCATCTTCTGCAACAGGCCCTTCTTTCCCTCCTTCGACCTCCTCAGACTTGGGTTTGGTCTGTCGTTTTTTCTCCTTTTGCTCAACAGTATCTGCGGGCACCAAATCCACCATGAAAATGTTCTTGGCATACGCAATCAGGCTATCCAGCGTAGGCGCAGTCGCATCTTCATGCTCCTGGAGATACGTCATGCAGATCATCTCCAGAGCAGTCACCGTATTCTCAGTGTCGATTTCCTTCTTGGCGGACTCAATGGCGTTGAGAATCACATCCGCTTCGTCGGGAGACATCCGAAGACTCATCCGAACCTCCCCGATCTTTTGGGTGGTTCCAACAGATTCTCCACGGCGCTCCCTGATAAACTGCACTACAGCAGGAGTTGGATTTTTCTCCGCCACATCCAAAAGCTCGTCCACGTTCTCTTCGGTCATTTCACGGACGATTTCCTTGGTCTTGGTCCACCCGATTTGAAGCAGCCTCTCTTCCGGCAATTTGAGTTGTTTTGCCTTCCGCCAGATATCAATTAGATACTGAGCCTTTCTCTCCTTCGTGCCCAGATCCAATTCGGCGTATTCACGGAAGGAATTATAGCCGTAATCAATGTAATACTGCTTTTCCCGAACCTCATACAGCAATTCGGCCAGCCTCAGGTAATTAGATACGGTTTGGATCTTGATCTTGTTGATCTCTTCCCGTACCTTTTCGGCTCTGGTTAAAGTCTTTTTCTTTCCAGGAACCAAAGCCTTGCCCGTGTCCTTGTCTTTTGTTTTAGCTTTACGCGCCATCGATACTCCCTCCTGTTCCTGTCTTTATCTTGTGTTTAACTCGTCTCATCTTAACCTCGCCTCCTTCTGATGCCTTGCTTTTCGCACTCGTGCTGACAGGCTTGGCTCTATCCGCACAAAATTTGCGAATAGCAGATATCTTTTCTTTGTCGGCTACAGACTGTGGATAAAACTGTTTGATCTCAGCCAGGATGTCTTCGGTGGTCACCTCCCGCCCACCATCCGCAAAAGCGGTAAACATTGCTTCCTGGATTACGGCCTCGATCTCGGAGCCGACAAAGCCAGCAGATGCCGCAGCCAAAAGTCTGAGATTGAACTTCGATGGATCACGATTTCGCTTTCTGAGATGAATTTCAAAAATTTCCTTTCGCCCATTCGTCTGCGGCAAATCGGCTGCAAATACTGCATCAAACCTCCCGGCCCGATAGACTTCCGGTGGAATTCCTTCAATTCGATTCACGGTCGCTACACAGAATGCAGGACATGTTCGTTCCTGCATCCAAGTCAAAATAGTACTGATCACTCTCGCAGTAACACCGGAGTCAGCCGATCCAGACGAAGAAAGTCCAGCGAAACCTTTATCCAACTCATCGAACAGCACCACAATCGGGGAAACCGTTTCAATGGTACGAAGCGCTCTTCGGACCATTTCTTCGGATTCGCCTACATATTTCCGAAAGAGACTTCCAATATCAAATTTGATCAGCGGCATCTCCAGATATGATGCTATTACTTTGGCCGTCAAAGTCTTTCCAGTGCCTGGCGGTCCGATTACTACGATCCCTTTCGGCACCGGAAGGGGATATTCCCTCGCTTCATCAGAAAACGCTCCTGCCCGCTTCCGCACCCATTCGATCAGAAGATCGAAGTCTCCAAGATCGTCAATCGTCTCCGAAACGTCCATGATTTCGAGGATCCCGCTCTTCTTGATGGCCTGTGTCTTCTCTGCCTGAATCATGCCGATATCGATTGCATCTTTCTCGATTATCGAAAGAGAAATCGCATTTTCAGCTTCGATCTCAGTAAGACCCAAAGCGGATTCGGCTGCCTTATCCAGGATAAACCGATAAGCAGACGATTTCCGATCAATCGGCAATTCAGATGACGTTACTATGTTATCGAAAAGGTCTGCCAAGGATGCCTTATCCGGCAGAGGAAAATCTACATACGTTATGAACGGAGTCAGCTCCGAAGGAAAATCGTATCCAGGACCCACGAAAATTATGTGGCTTCCCTCCTTTCGACAGCGAAGAATGGCATCCTTGGCAGCCTGCAGCACCAGCGGCTGGACGAGATATTTGATGGCGTTGAAGAATACCGCCACCACCCGCCTGGAATCCGTTCCGAGGACATCAAACGCCGATTTTATATCGGCAGCCTGAACAGGACTCCCTATCTCGTTCAACAGACCAGTGGTGCTTTTCCAGGCCCATACGTAGAAATTGGAAGATTCTTCCACCATCGTCTGGACCTTTTCCACTTCTTTTTTAATCATGGCCATAGCTCTATCGTCCTCCGCTGTATCAATGTACAGCGCAGGAAAGCCTGCCATGATATAGGAAGACAGTTCTACCCGCATAGCCTTACTCAAGCTCCTTTCGTTGATTTTGGAATATAGTACTAAAGGAGCTTGTAAAAGTCAAGAAGAAAATCAACCCGATTTCCTGCTGCGACGGGTTTTCTTCCCTTTTGAATCAGCTACCAGTCTGAAATTCTTCCTGACATTACGATAGTCTTCCCACCTGATGACCGTCTTTTTCGAGGTTCCCAATCCCACCCTGGAAAACGCCAGATCGACCACGTAAAACTTCTTCCCGGTCGAAGTTTCTTCGATTTGCCGTCCCTTCCACAAGAAGGGTCGGCTGGTGGCCAAATCCTTGATCGCCAATAGTTCTTCCGCACTCTTGCGCTCACGAACTCCTTCCATCTTGCGCCTCCTTCCATCCTTGAAAAACAGTATACCAGTCTGGATTGGTTTCCAAAACCTTCTGGACACACTGTTCTTCGTATAGATATAGATCGTTCTTGTCCCTTACTACCACTGCCTCTACCAATTTGGCTACAGCGAAAGCATCGCAGACATCATCATTGGGAAAAATAATCTTCCACTTGGCGTGGGCGTAGGCCAGATGCAAATTCTTTTTCACATTGGAACCGTGACCCACAATAAACTTCTTCAACGTTTTGGGATTCACTTTCAGGGGGAGCCTCCCGGTCAAAGACCAAAGGGTCTGTTTGATGAGACATCCGACTTCTGCCAGATCAATCAGCCGTCCCACGACTTTTCCCAAAGCATAATCTTCAATGCCCCACCAGCAATTGGTCGGCGGCTCCCCAACAACCTCACACACCTCTGAAACTTTTTTCATGACTTCCGTAGCAATATATCGTACCCTCACCTCCTTCGACGTAAAATTTTGCGGCCTAGTCTTGACCACATGCAGTTTCACTACCGAGCCGCAATTAATTGCGGCTATGCCGGTAGCCGTCAATGAAGAATCAATTCCAATTATGAGCGGCTCTGGTCCCATTCCAAACACTCCCTTTCCACAGGACACTGATATTTCCCAAAAGCAGCTTTAGGGCACCTTGCCATTTTTGAAGATGGTGTCCTAGATGGTAAGTCTTTGATTTCATTCAAAATCGGATCATAGCTATCCAAAAGTATCTGTCGCATATTATCAATGTCACCCACTATTTTAGCCCGTCTCCTTACTGAAAAGAACTTGAACGGAAGTTTGTTTTCCGTCCTTGGAATCTGTTTTGCAGCATATAACACATAACCTATCGAAGTATCCACCGCAAATGGAAAACTGGAATAATCCACCAACAGCATATACGCGTGCAGTTGCATTACATCTTGCCATCTTGGACCTTTCAGAGATTCAAATTCGCCGACCGCCATCGTCTTGATCTCGCCCAAACGAATTATCTTGGAATCATCATCCACTCTGATTAACAGATCAGGGTGGCCGGACATGCCGGGGATCCGAAGCTCCAATTCATTGTAGATCAAAGCTCCCGCATTTGATTTACATCGTGGGCAATACTTGGGCTTACGTTCCAAATACGGGGTTGAATACGTGCAGGCCAGACATTTCCATCTTCCTGCTACACGATTCCCCAAATACTGAGGATCGTTCTGTAAAATACGATGGACAGCATTGCCTATCGCAAAAGTCATCTTCGTATGAATCGCCAAAGATTTCTTCAGGCGATCGGATGCCTGCAAATATGATCCCAAAATGATTTCGCGAAGACATAGCTGACTTACACTGCTGGCATGAATCGTTCCATCATACATTCTACCCACATCGAGCTGCTTACTCCGATCTCCAATACAGGGCATCAACGATATAAGCAGTTCTTGATCGGTCATTGAATCAACCCTGCACTGGGCTTCGCGACGCTTTCTTCTAACGAATCGCACGGGACTTCCTCCCGAACATCTTGGAAACAGCAGCTTTACCCAAATATGCAGGAGCTAAAATCAAATTTCCATCACCGAGCTGCTGAACTATCTGAGTAAGTTTAGACACTGCTCCGATTCCCCACCAGCCTTTGGCTTCCAGCAGCTTGCCGAATTGAGGAAACCAGAAATCCGGAATATAAACACTACCATCATCCATCCGAATAGCCCTACGCTCGTATTCAAATTCGATATTTTCTACAGTAAACAGCCATGCCAGCGCACGCTCATACTCCGAACGCATGTTTCTCCCGTCTCTCCTGAACCAAGACGGTCTATCGATAAGCAACCCGGATATATCGTTTGAAGCGGGTTGCTGAATCAATTGCAGCAAACATGGTAGTGAACAGCATAAAACATTCCAAAATGCTGAAATATTGCCGACATGAGATCTCTTTCGTTCTACGACGAAGATATCGCCACATGATGCACACCTAAGCCGAAGATTGGTCCTTTGCGGTGATCCCTTTGATTTTTGCCGTTTCAATTGTAATCCTCCGTAAGATTTTAGCATGTACAGGATTCTCGTCCAAATGAGCCATAATGCTATTCAAAGTCTTAAATCTTAAAATTTCCTCATTGATCTTTACAACATACTTCGCCGAAGAACCTCCATCCATAATCGTTCCGATCTTTCTGGCCCATAGAACCAGCGTCGGGATATCCAGAACAGTCCCTTTGGCGTAGTTCTCAAAAGAATCCGCACTTACAATTTCATATTCTCCGCTGGTTCCCAGAACTCTTATCTTGTATTTGTCAATCTTCACCGAGGATTTGGTTACCAAAGGAAGCCCGGTCATTTTATCTATTTTTTGATCCGCTTCCTTGGGAGCTATCGACCGTGCCCCGACCCTGAGCGATAAACTATATGCAAACTTGGCCGCCCAGCCAGATGGTTGTTCTTCCGGGCTGCCAAAGACTCTTCCGATTTTAGAACGGATTTGATTGATGAATAAAGCCGCCACCTTGTGGCCTATTTTCCGCTCGTGGAGCACTCGGGAAGTCACCTTCCTGAACATCTTGGCCACAAGCCTGGCTTGAAGACCTGGTTGTAGATCATCGGCCCCGCCTTCCAGTTCTGAAGTCGGTTCCAGCATGGCCAGCGAATCAATGATTACTAGACCGCAATCCTGCGCCCGAACCAGACTTTCAGCCAAATCTACTGCAGCTTCCCCGGTATCAGGAAGACAATAGACGTAACTTTCCGGATCACACCCCAGAGCTGCCGCCCAATCACGATCCAGAGCACCTTCGACATCCACATATGCTGATTTCATTCTAAGCGGTGCATCGCACTGACATTCTTCCAAATACTTGAAGCAATTCCAGCATATTGAATTGACGCCGATCACCCACTTCATGGCCAATGTTGATTTCCCTGCCGCAGGAGGTCCCCAAACGCAAGAAGATCTCCATATAGGCAGCCCTCCGCCGGTCACGAAATCAACTGGAAAGATATCGGACGGGATTCGATTGACATCACCCAAGACAGCACCGCCGGGGACAATAGTCCCATCGCCGTATTTCTTGTTATAATTAGAAGTCAGTTCCGCCAACGTCGGACCCCGTTGTTTTCCTGTCACCTTCCATCTCCTTTACGACGGCATCCAATTTTTCGTCTACCCATCCCAAAACATCGGCATAGACTGAATCTATTTCTTCCACATAACACGGCATTTCTAAAGAGACATCAACTCTTCCGAATTCCATATTCCCGAGATTCACAGTCGCTCCCATTCGGACAGAAACTTTGGCCGGTTCAGTGACAAAACTACGAACCTGAATCACTTCATCAGTTTGTTTCAGCGAGGTCCTGTACGTTGAGATCACCGCTATCGCTGCTGCGGATTTCTGTTTCTTCTGGGGCTTTGACTTCAGTATTGACTCGTTTGGTTTGCGGGTCATAAATAACCTCCTTATTCCAATACTTTTTCAGCAAAAGCCTGGTTGCTGCACGTTGTTTACGAGTCATCCGCTGATACCCCTTCATTTTGCTCAGCAGCAGAATCTGGGTCGGCGTGAACCACCGCCAGCGCCTCGACGTAGTGTCCCGCACCGGCTCAGGAATAATCCCTTCCTTGATCCAGTGTCGAACAGTCAGAATAGAAACTTCCGCAATTTTGGCCGCATACGATATCGAATAATAGGTCATCCCATCTTTGATGACAATGTTGTGAGCCACATCAGTAGGCTCCCCGAATTCATACACCTTCTTACCTTCCCGAATTTTTCGTCTTCGATAGCTCTCTCTGGAAAGCTGCTTCAGACGTTCGCGATAGTCGGGATCAGTTCGATACCTCTCGCGTTTTTTCTTGGCTATCCGGTGTTTATGCACTTCGTAATAGTCTCTGTGATAAGATGCATCTACCATGGCTACCTCCTCACTTGAACGATTTCCGCCCCCATTGTCGCATAGTGTCGCAATCTTCGCTGGAGCATCACCCGGCAATCCGAATAGACCAGATCCACCAAATCTATGACGACCGGGGGCTTCTTGCCTGGAACATACCTGCGAATCCTTCCTACTACCTGCGTGGCCGAGCTTCTGGGTGTTCCCCAAACTAAGGCTGATAATGTCGGAATGTCGGTTCCTTCCTGGATAGCGCCGAATGTGGCCAAAATGACCGAACATTCACGTTCAATCCTGGCTCGTTCTTCATCATTGGTCCCGCTCACATATTTCCCCATCGCTCCGGGCGGAATGCGGTATCGATCAAGAAGCATGTCATATAACAGCTTTATCTGTTTCAGCCTGCTGGAAACCAAAAGCACTCGATATCCCTTCCTGCGGAGGACATCGATATATTTGGCGATAGCTGCGTTCCGCCGCCTATCGGAAGCCAATCTACTATCCAGTGTCCCCATTCGGAGCATATCGTTTTGGATCGATTTGAGCCATTCCTCCAAATCAGGATTCCCGAATCGATTTGGAATGACGAAAACCTTGGGAGCCGGCATCTGAATCTGATCCATTTGGATGATATGTTGCCCGATGGTCATGGATGGAACGACATCCATTCCATCGGTACGTCTCGGAGTGGCAGTCAAACCTATCCGATAGCGGGCAGGGAACATAGATGCCACCCGTCCCAATTGCTCGGCACCTGTTCGATGGCATTCATCGATCACGACAGTTCCGAAGTAATCATAGATCTCCTTGGGATATGGATGTTTCCGAAGTGTGAGCGAATGCATCATTCCGATAACGATTCGTTTTCCGTCGAAATTACAAACGTTCTGTCGAATCAGCCCAATATCATCGTCAGTCAGAGTCGAATGCTTTTTAATTCGCTGTCTCCACTGTTGGATGAGATTCTCTTGGTGGACCACTACAAGCGTAGGTCTCGCAAGTTTGGCCACCATGCGCAAAGCCATTACCGTCTTCCCGCTTCCAGTAGGAGCGATCAGCAGAATTCCAGTGCCCCCATTATCCACGATACGAGCAAATTGATTCAGCGCCGCATCTTGATGCCCCCGTTTGGCAAAGTTCGGATCATCCACGAAATTGAATGGTTCGATATCAGGCCCCAAGACAGTATAGTCTTCCACATCAAACCATCTTTTCGCTTCAGGGGCATACCGTGGAATTCCAATATGCGCCTTCGCTTCCCGAACCAGAGATACGGTCGCTCGTGTCCCATCCGCCCTGACGAAGCGAGATCGAAACTGATACCGCTTCCGAAGATCCTCAAGGGAAGGAATTTCGCTCTTCGGAAGAAATAAATGGGTATAAAGTATGGCCTTGCGCATGCGGTCCTGCCTTTAGAACGGAATATCATCTTCCGAGTCAGCGGATTCTCCCCCCAGAAGGTCTTCAAGCGTCTCGCCGGATCCAGCTCCAAATTCATCCGAATGCCCTACCGGAGGAGGCAGTTTTGCCATTTCCCGCAATTGGTCTGCAGATTTCGGAGCAAAAATTTCCAGATAATTGAATGGTTTGAGCCATTCTTCTTTTTCTGCAAGAGTAGCTCCCTGTGCAATGGACAAAAGCTGCTTTTTGGTGAGTCTTCCAATATATTGGAAATCTTCACCTGTGGCAGCTTCATCCGGAGCGTCCCTGGAAACTTCCATGACGACATTGGTCAGATCTCCTTTGATGCGCTCATCCCTGTCTCTGACCTTCTTCAATTTTCGATGCGCCCGAGGCTTCATAACCAGTAGCCGCTTCGTATTCTGAACGGCATTCCCGTCCTTCGTTGTGAATTTGGTGTGATCGATGATGGTGTATGCACATACCCATACAGGTTTATCCTTGACTTCACACAAAGGACAATTATCAATATCCGACAAGCACGTCTCGTAGGAAAAAGAAAACGATCCACCGACCTGCTGCTGCCTGATCTGATGCTCATAAAAGTAGAAACCTTCGCTGTCTAGGAAAGTAATTCTGGTAGACTTTCCGTCCTTAATCCAAAACCGTTGGTCCTTGACCGACCTGGATCCAATGGGATTCCTTTCCAACTCCTCTGACCTGGCTTCTCCGTCTCGTCCTCGCTTGTACCAAGACATACCTTAGCCTCCTTCAAACTTTTTTGGCCCGTTTGAGAGCCTGCGTTAATTGATGTTTGGATTGAAGCTCTCCGGGATCTTTCACTCCAACATCGCCCCAATCCACTTCAAACATCCTGAGCGCCTTACATTGACGCTTTACCCTTTCTGCGCTTGCCCTTCCGGCATCATCAGCGTCAAAGCCCAACACGATGGTCGGAAAACATAGTGCGCCTAACTGCGAACGCCGTATGGGTCCGGCCGTAGCGACGGCATTACCGAAACCCAGATCATATAGCCTTAAAACATCCAAACAGGACTCCACGACCAAAACCGGCCGGTCATAATCGATCTTATCCAGACCGAACAACATTCCTGTCTTTGCCACTGTCGGCAATGGTGTTTTGCTGCCGATCAATTTTTCGGTGATCTCGAAAAATATTTTCCGTCTGATAGATCTCGAATGCAGACCCCAACAGAGTCCATCATACCCGATTAACGGGAAAACAACATGTGGATACGAATCCAAATACTTCCAGCATCTGAGCCGATAGCGCTCCACTGTAGAAAGCGAAATTTTGCGTCCTTCAAAAAACGTCGAAAAAGCGTCGAAATCAGGCATATCCTTAGTTATCAAAGGAAATTGATCCAATACAGCCTGCGGAACGGCCTGAATCTTTTCTTCGTCGAACGCTGATTTATATGGATCGACGAATTTGGCTTTGGTGCCGCTTTCTTCTTCATCGATCTCATATTCGGCGAGAAGCATGGATGCTTCCCGATATCTGTACGAATGCCTGAATGTCAATGTGTGCAGTAATTTGCGGAGAGAACCGTTTCTCCCGCATCCGAAGCAGAAATACCATGATGGAGCATCATCCAGGATTTCTATTCCAAACGAAGGATGGCGGTCCTCCCCGCCGGCATGAAGCCAACCGAACGGGCACTTTCCCCGAAGCCATCTATCGGAGACTTTGAGGTTCAGATTAAGTGCCTTCGTAAACGCCATTATTGCTTCGCTGTCCATTATTTCCGCTTGATAATGATTCCAGAAATCGTTTCTGTCTCGGTCCAGATCTGGCTGAGATCCATCGCCCCGATGTATTTTTTGGCATCCGCGACCCTGACAGTCACCAGATCATAGAACATCCGGGCTTTTCCGAGCTTCTTCAGCAAGCTATGAAATGCCTCGGGAGGAATTTGCGTAAGAACTCGGACCTTCGGAGTAGCGATATGAGTAGGCGTTTCAAGAACCATGCTTTTCCCGCCATTGAAGAATTCGATGATCGCCTGCTTCAGCGGTTCCATCTCTTTCTTGAGACTTTTCAGCTCTTGCTCCAGCACGGAACGTTTGAAGTCCAGCTCAGCATAACGATCCACAATAGTCGTCATCCTGAGAGTCTTTTCCCGTCCATTCCCATTCAGAATTTTTCGTTTGAGTAATCTTGCCATCGCCCATCACCTCCTGTTATTTTGGTTACCCTTTTATAGCATTGTTTCATCCAAATGTCAAGAAAAAAATCAAGAAAAATCGTTTTCCGACTCTAAAACTTCCGATTGAGCGAAAATGACTCCCGCCTCAGCAATTCTCATGCGGAACAGGTCGAATAGAATCTTTATCACAGCGAAGCCTCCCTCCCGATCTTTCATGACTGTCAGAATCCGTGTTGTTTCCCCACTATCCATGCTGAAGTCATCAACAGTAGACTCAGAAGTTTCGTCCAGAGAAATATCCAGGGCGATGGCGGCCGCCTGTCCGATGGTATCCGAATAACCGATGGTTTCCAAAGTTCCTCCCGCCATCGAAGAAGAGCGATCTCTCTTGGCTCTATTGGATATGACGGATTTACGGCCTTGTTGATATGATGCCACGACTGGAATTCTGAGATCCAAGGCCAATTTTCTAAGGTCTCTGGCGACGGATGAGACACGTTCCCACGTTGATGGTTCCCGCCGATCAGGTTCGACCATGTAAGCGCCATCCACAAAGACAATATCAGGTTCGATTTCTCGGACACGCATCAGCAAATCCGAAATTTTCGTGGATAAACTGCCTTCCATGATGAAGAACTCATCCCGTTCCGCCAACATTGCTCTGGCTTCTTCGACTTTTCGCATGGCATATGGGCTTAGCTTACCGGAACGTAAACGCCCATGCGGGACGTGGGATATCAGGGATAGCAATCTCGACGTACATTGAGACGCCGGCATCTCCATTGATACGAATAGCACTTTACGGTTTTGGGCGAAGTACGTATTGAGAGCCATATGAAGCAAAAGATAAGTTTTACCAGCACCAGGTCTCCCGGCCACCACCAAAAAGTCTTCATTCTGCAATCCCCCTGTCATGTTGTCCAATGTCGGAAATCCAAGAGATAATCCCAAGAGCGTTGACGCCCTCTGGTATTCTCGATGCCTCTGCACGACCATTTCAGAGGCATCGCTGACTTTAATAACCGGATTGCTTTGATGAACAGTCCTAGATGCAACCGCAATTGATTGCAGCCGGTTATAGGCTTCTTTTGGTTTACCACTAGCCAGAAGCCTTCTCGTGTCTTCGATCCCCCTTTCCAAAATCTCATGAAGACGACGCTCTTTGATCCGCTCCGCCCAAAAAGCGAGCGGAGCTTGGGGCATTTGCCGCGGAAATTTGATTCCAAGCTCCGCTTCGACGATCTCCAACTCAGGAATAGTCCCGAATCTAGAATAAAAGTTCTCGATAAAAAGCAGCACATTTTTTTCAGATTCATGAAAGAAGCTCCTGTCCAAGCCCAATTCCGTCAGCACTAATGGGGGGCTCTTCTCCCTTATCAACGCCTTCAGTATTCCCAGCCCAAGGCTCATCCAACAACTCCTCTGCTTTATTATCGATTAGTTTCGCTATTTTAGCCGAAAAAGCATCTCCATATCCTATGTCAGGTTCCATAAACAACACAAGATGCTGCTTATGTGTCAGAATTTCCAGCAGAAAATTGTCAATTCTCAGATAAGACGGGACCGATTCGACAAAATACAAAATCATCCCCGGCGCTCGAAGAACGTCTTCATAATATTCCATATCCCTTTCCCTGAGCGCCAAAGCCAACTCCGTATACGAACAGCGGGCGGCCCGCTTCAACACGTTGCAAGCATATCCAATCTCGGTCCATTCGGCCAAGTCAAGCACTTTCTGCGGATTCGCCAAGCGGACAATCGGCCACTTGCCCCTATTGAGAGCATTTAGAATCAAGCTGAATCCACGACATACCCACCCAGGAGGTGTCGTCTTCTCCAGAAGCACCTGCCTGTGATTCGTTATCAGATACCTCATCAGATTCGGGGAAACTCGCCCAGAATTCTTCATCAGTTGGTCCGGCCATATCAATGTATTCTCTTCGGTACATTTCTTCAAAGATTTTATCTTGTTCTCGCTCTTCATGCCTCCTCCACTTTTCAGGATCTACCAATTGCCAATAAAATTTGTCTTCATCGGACACAGTGAGCAAGGATTTCCGCCGTTTCTCTTCTTCCCTTCGCCTCTCTGCGTCTCGTAGTCTGGCTCGTCGCCTAGCTTCCGCGCTTTGTCTCTGCATATCCTGCCATTCAGCTACTACTTTCCTGAAGACTTTGGCATAGGTGAATAAATTTTCCAGATTGGGGAGGGTACTAATGGCCGTCCGCATCTCATACGACATCGACGCCTGCGCCCTTTTCGAGTAGATATGCCAATTCGTCAGAACTTCTGAAACAAAGTCAATAGCTTCCTGCTCATTCCCGTCGAAATACAGATTCAGGAAGTTTTTGGCCTGCCCCCTGAATTTCCCCGTCAATACAGGTTTCAGCCGCTTCTCCGGCGGGAGCGCATCAATAAGCCGGCATACCTTCCCGACGAAGGTTGACGGGGGACGCCCTCGTTTCTTGGCCAATCGCCGCTGGCGTTTGATCTTGCCTGCTTCAATCTTTTGTTCAGCCGCTTTTAATGCATCATCGATCGTCGAGAACATGGTTTCAACCTTCTTCCAATTCGGCCTTCGGCCCGAAAGATCGAATTTCATCCCGTTCATGATTTCCAGCATAACATCAAGATGGATGAGTAAGTCAAACCCTTTTTTATCGCCGTCGATCCATCCTTCATCAACAAGCCGAAGCAGCCGGGGAGCCATCAGCATCCCGCAAGAACGTCCCTTCAGCATGAGATGCGCCGCAGAAACATACCCTTCGGAAATAAGCCACCTTCTGGCTTTCACAACAGTCGGCTTGGACCTAAGACATCCATTATGGGCGGATTTCCTCCCGAAAACCAACTCATTGAGCGGGAACAACTCAAAAATCTTCTTCCACTTCACCAAGGTTTCCTCGATAAGGAAATTCAACATCCAATCGTATTTTATCCTTGTGCGGGACACTTTACCAGGCAGAACTATAGTTCTCAAGGCTCTAACAGATTTCCGGCCGCCGATCCAATCAATCACGTAATCGTTGATCGCATCAATGATGGAGCATAGCTGCGTTCTCATCTCACACCTCCAAGCGTGGTTTGCCCAAGATAACAAACTTCCAGGGCAATGTCAAGACAAAGATTCGCCGTTCAAACGATCCAAACAACGCCACCATCTCTCCAGCAAAACTGAATCTCATTCATTTTCGCGTCTATCCTTTCAGCACTTTTTTCGACGAAACGCTTCCCTGAAACCTCTTCTTATCCCAATGTCTTCCCCTGAAGGCTGCCGCTGCCGCTCCGACGGCAGCAGTTATGCAGTTCCCTGCAGTTCCCTGGAGACTAGTTTTTAGATTTTCTTTTTTTTTTTTTTTTTTTTTTTTTTTTTTTTTTTTTTTTTTTTTTTTTTTTTTTTTTTTTTTTTTTTTTTTTTTTTTTTTTTTTTTTTTTTTTTTTTTTTTTTTTTTTTTTTCAGTCCTTTCTAAAAGAAGACCTTATGGTCTTCTATATAGTAAGAAGGTATAGGGAGTAAACCCAGGTAACTAGGGATGAGTTAAATAACTTAACTAGGCATGAGTTCAATCCTTTGTACGAAAAAGATATTGTAAAAGTACCACATTGTGGTAGCATTTTTGAGTATTGTAATATCATCTTGTTTGCATCAAATTTGGATGGTGGGGATATTGTTATGGTATATTCTTTTCCCCACCATCTCAGTGTCAGTACCAAGAATATCTGATTAGTCGTCATCATCGAAATCATAAAGAAGTCGTTTCATGATTTCTTCATCCTTCCCTCGAAGATAATTCAGATCCTTTATCGAAGTATTGATCTCATCCACCAGATCTCCGAAAGACATTCCAAGGGAAATCGCAATGGCGATCGGACCGAAGACAATTCTATAGATCTTGTAAGTCTCCCACCATTGAAAGTTTACATAGAGCAGCCTTTCCAGGCTGAAGTCGAAGTCTACGATGATCGACCAAGCAAATTTTTTCATTTCCACCTCCATTTTTTTCTTGACAAGCACCAAGGCTATTGCTATCATGTACTTACGATGTGGGCGAGGGGCGGCATTTTTTGGTTCAATGAAACTGTTCCCCTCTTCTCAACAGTTTCAGCTTTAATGGTTACCACCTCCTTAAAGACAAAGCCAAAGCATCCAACACACCTCCAACAGCCAATCGCTCACATCGTTTTTTCTTTGCACCTTAAGAGCCATTCCTGAATCAGCCTTCGTTCTGTTGCTATAGCTTCTCCCCGATTCTTGAAGATGGATGCGGCGGAAGCCAATGCTTCCCGTGCTTCCGGGGAAATCGGAATAATTTCCCAGCCTCGCTTGGTTTCATTATATCTGACATCAGTCATCCGCTTCACGGAAACCGATGTCGCCTTTTCGAGAATCGATACCAATGCATCGTCATACATCCCGGCCAGCGTCCCGTCCTGTTCGATCCTGAGAACCAATTTGCTCATGACCATTCCTCTTCAAACTGCGGAATCTTCTCTTCAGCATAATATTCCGGCTTAAGGCGGGTTTCTGTGGCTCCCCCAAGGCGGGATATTAGATGAGAAGTTAAATCCGTACAGGATGCTCCCATCACTCCGTCCACATCAATGGTGATTGTTCCATCATGCTTTACTCTTACTTCTATCCTCGACATAGCTTCACTCCAATCAATTCTGATATACTAGGACTAATTCCTGAGTCGCAGGATCGACCTTCTTTTCAGTCATAATGTATCCTTGGTTCATCAATTCTTCGGAGACCACGATTTCGGTATAAGTTTTTGCCAGTTTGCCACAATTGCGGCCAAGAATTCCTCCGATTGGATTATCATAATAATCCAGGACCACATTATAGTGATCGCCATCTTTGACCACAGCGGCCCCGTAGGTCGGCGTAGCTTCCTGGCCAATTTCAGTGATCACCCCGGCGCAATCAATTGCGCCTCCATACTTGGAAACATATTTGGCTTGTTCCGTGAATTGCAAATTCAACATCGCCAAAGCCCGCTTCAAGGTGGGAAGATCTTTGATCTTCCAGGTTGACTTGGTGAAGTGACTCATCTGATACCCTCCCTTTCGATTAGTGTTTACGTCTTCGGGTCACCATTCTTACTTTCGCCGAAGGCGGTGCGCTCACGGTGACCATCTGCTGCAGCATTCTCAAAGGAAGCTGAGCAATGTTCCAGTAAAAAGATAATGATGTTTTGTTTCCGGCCAAAGCCTCTTGAAGTTCGGAGCCATTCATGATTTTGAACTTCCCGCACAGTAGCATGGATGCTGGTTTCTTGAATACAGGATTCAAGTCAGTTAGCCCCACCACAGAAGCATCGGCGTCATCGGATGCCAGCTTGAGATATATGCTATACGTATGTTTCCTCCTACCATCCCCAAACTGTTTTGACAAAAATAGTTTAAAATTCGGAGTCGTAGATTGCACGAATATGAGATACGACGTTTGGCTCATTTTCAAATTGTCCCTGATGGCGGAAGGAATAATATGTGAAATCCGAGGCCATATCTCGGGAGTAATCGAAGATACTCTTACATTGAAATGCAATTGCGGGATCACTTGAATAGCCTTGCACACCCCGAAGCTGCGGCATTCTGAAAGATACAGTTCTTTTCCTCCTACAATGGGAAACAGGATAAATTTGTCCCCTGACGGGGAGATTCTCTGTCCGAAGTTGTTAGGATCCGGGGCCATTACAGCGTAAGTATATGCCATGACAGACTCCTTTGAAAAAAATACTTATCCCGATCTATGTTGGGATGAGTATATCTTATCAGAGAGTCTTTGTCAAGAAAAAAATCGACTATCGCTTCTCTTGGATGTGTTGACCCAGATGGTCCAGCAAAATGACAGCATCCCTGAATTCTTGGTCCCCCTTGGCTTTTTCTTCCGGGGAAGTCGCTCTCGGTGCCGGTTCGTAACTACCAGCCAAATTTGCAGCAAGCGAAGGTCCGGCCGTAGTCATAATATCTTCTGGAAGGGCCAATAGTCCCACTTTCGCCAGGCTCAGCACGATCGGCAATGGATAATCTGCCCACGGAACATCAAGGGTCTTAAGTTTCAAATCAAATTGCTTATTCGCCATTTGAATGGCATTATTCATGGACAATGCTCCGGAATTGACCAGATGCTGGAACAAAGTCGCCAGTTCATCAGACCTGATGATCTCCGGCCCTTTCGTTCTGATTTTCCAATCAGGAAAATCCCTGAAGAGAGTCCAGCTCAGAATCTCATCTTCCATCAGGCGTTCAGGTTTGAATATCTGTTCTTCGGCAATCAACCTCGACGTTTTGGCAGAAGCAAAAGTATAAGACTCGCTGACTCCAATAAATATCGGCGGGAGTCGAAACGCATGCCTGACAAATTCATTCGCTCGTTCAATATACGTTCTGAACATTTGATCGTCTTTGCGATATTCAATCAAAGGCTTTAATTCGATTTTGGCCCTACTGGCCGAATCAACATCTCCCCCCAGATCTTCCGCTTCAAGGATCGCAATCTTGTTGAAATTCTCATAGCCCTTAAAACCACTGAACAAATCCTCAAGTTCGTTTATAGATTCCTCAGTCAGAACGCCTCCCCCCGAAACCATCACTACGAGCGGCGGAATCCCTTGGTTGACGAATAAATCATAATTTACGAAATCGGCTGCTCTCACACCAAGGACATTTAGAATTTGCCCAATCCATCGCGGGATACCATACGGAGAAGTCCCACTATCAATACCGATATGAATGACTTCGGTCGCCAAGTCATTCTTTTTGATGTTTCCCCCGATTTCCCCTGTAGATGCCGAAACGGGACGGGGATCCCCAAACTCCTTAAACCATACGGCTTTGTTGGAAGATTCAGTTAGATAGGCAAATCTCCTGAACCTTTTCTTAATCTTCATCTTCATAATTTTTCCCATCCGTCTGATGGGAACGGTCACTTCAATAGGAGTTTCATCCAAGGGAGTCATACGCATATAAGCAGCCTTGACTCTATAAATCAGAACCACATCACCTTTTCGGTTGCGCACTACTTCATAGTAACCATTTCCGGTAACTTCCAAATCTTGTCGTACATCCCGTCGAACGGATAGAAACGATTGCGATTCATTGGCCTGTTCCAGCAATTCCACTATTGGAGCTATTGCTGCTTCCCGTTCGCTGTCACTTGGAGGATCGCCCGGAGGTTGGTAGATGAAATCGTAACCGAAACCGGGGATGTTGTCTTTCATAGCAGAGATACACTTGGGGAGGATCGAAGATTCCTCATAACATGAATATAGCTTCCGAAAATTGTACGGAGGAATAAGTAACTTGTGGGAAGCATATAAATTGTGATCAGCGAATGGATCTTCAATATCGGCTTTGCTTTCCAGTACTTGGGGAGCAGGATGTTGCTGCTTCATACGAAGCAGCCTTGCATCTCTTATCTTCTGTCGCAGTTCCCGAACTTTTTGAACGTGTGTCTTGCGTCGTTCATCTTCAGAAGGAACTAAGACTGTGGTTCTATTCGCCATTTCAAACTCCTTTACGTCTTCAATTCGATTTCTTCCATTTCAGCAAGGGTTTTTCCTATCTTGCACCCCACCATGATAGGGACAGATAACGTAATCCCAAAGTATTCTTGTAGCGGCAAGTTTGCCGCAATGCGGGGAACGACTTCTGTAACGCGATCAACATAGTCTTCATCCACCTCGAAGACAATCTCATCGTAAACAAATAATACCATCTTTGCTTTTGTTTTATCAAGATTGCCGCTACGATACACTTCTCTGGCGATCAGCAACCCAGTGTCTGAACTGGCTCCTTGGATTGGGCTATTGATCGCCTGCCTTTCTGCTAGAGATCTGACAGACGGATTGTCAGAATCGATCGTTGGTAATCTTCTGATCCTGCCGAATATACTTCTCACCTGCTTATACTTTCTTGCTTCCCCGATCCTTCGTTGATGCCATTTGGCTACCTTTGGATAAAGTGAGAAATATGTTTCCCGCCATTTGGTAGCCTCTTCAAGATCCAGCCGAATACCATAGTCTATATAAGCATGTCGCATAAACGTTTTTGGCATCATGCCATACATAAATCCGAAATTCACAGATTTGGCCGAGCGTCTATGCATAGCTTTCTGCTCGTCGGAAATAGAGTTCCATTCTTTTCCGACCAAGGCCATGGCGGTTCTAGTATGAATATCTCCTCCGGTTCGATAAATATCTAGCATCACCGGATCTTGTGATTCGTGAGCGATGAATCTCAACTCCGACTGATCCAGATCGAATGCCGCCAATACCTTGCCTTCAGGGGCGGCATACAGTCTTCTCACAATCTTAGCCAAGGCAGATCGTTTTGGAATGTTGAACACATTTGGGTTGGAAGAAGCTGGTCTTCCCGTCACAGTCGATACCATCGAAATGGAAGAATAGATTCTTCCATCGGGCTTAATGGCTTTTTTGAGGCCATTGATGCTTCTACTGAGAAGCGTAAAACTTTCATGGTAATTCAAATATGCTTTGATGACGGCTTTCGTCTCATCATCCATCTTCGGATGATCCATAAGAAGCATTAAATGATCCTTCTTGACCGAATGACCGTTCTTATCAGTCTTCATTTGCGGAGGAATCTTCTTATACTCAAACAAGAAGTCCCTCATGATATCACGCCTCGTCAGAACGAGACCCTTGTCTTCATGTGCCTTGATCAGTTTTTTAGGAAATCTACTAATGCAGAAATTCTGCTGCTCTTCCAAAATACGAGTCAGTTGCTCTTCCGCCATCGGAATATATTCTTGATCGATATAAATTCCATTGGCAGTCATCGGATAGATAACATCAGTCAGAATGGGCTGCAAGAATCTGGCAAAATAATTTCCAAGTCTTTGGTCTTCCAGCAGCTTTGTTCGCATTGAAATATATGCCCTTCTCGTTCCGTCACTATCCCCTGCCGCGTATTTCGATACTTGAACAGGATCAGAACCAATCATATCGTCCTTATCAATGTGTTGCGACAACAGATCTTTGTTTCCTGCAGGGAGATCAGTAAAATCTTGAATGACTTGATCTAAAGAAGACATTCGATAGACATTCTCATCGATAACATGCGCCGCCGCCTGGCAATCCATTACATAGCCATTGATTTCAAAATCTCCCAAAAGCTGACGGAACCGAAGAAGATCGTACGTTCCATGAAACATCACCTTCTTGATGTCACTGCGGGCCAAAAATTCACGAAGCTCAGCGAGCCTCCGATCATATTCCGGCAGATAACTGATCCCAATACGCATATTTTTTCGTCTACTTCCAGAAGACTTCCTTTGGACAGTGATCGTGAAATCACCTTCGTCGGGGGGAACCTCCCGCACCAGCCACATCACATATCCAACTCCTTTTTTCGGGCTGAAGGATACACATAATACCGGGCTATCCGGACTTGTCCAATCTGTTCCCTGCGTTTCAGTATCGACGGCGCACACAAAGTTCTTACGGTCCAATAAATGTCTGATGGACATAACTGTAGAATATGAGACAGGTGTCGGATCTTTGTGCTTAAAACCAGCTCTGTAAAAATCTCCAACAACTCTAAGCTGACTTTCAAAAGATATCCGCTTACTTGGATCATGCAGCATTGCAGCGGGATGGTATGCAGCAAAAACCGGACTGTTGAATTCTTTCGAGTGCATCCATTTTCCCACTACTGTTTTGAAGGAAGCTGAAGATGCCATAATCTGGCGAAAAGCAATCTCGCCCAATGTGACAATGAGCTTTGGCTTAAGATTCTTGAGAATCTTTTCTACATTTGGCCTGCAGTGCTGCAGGACAGATTTGATTTCTTTCTTGGACATTTTCTTGGTGTCGATGGTACATCTTGCTGCATTGATGTAGCATATATCCCGATCAGCCATTCCAACAGACGAAACCGTCTTGCGCAGCTCTTCTCCGCTTGGTCCTTTGAAACATATACCAACTTTGTTTTCCACCGCTCCGGGGGATTCCCCCACGAACACCACAGATGCGGAAGGGCTCCCGTCATATTTGACTTCCCTGGCATCATACAACAAGCATCCTTTGCATTTTTCTCGTTTGGCCATATCACCACCCCCGTCTTAAATGATGTTACACTTTACATGAATAGCTTATAAAAGTCAAGAAAAATCCGACGAGGCGCAATCGATTGCGCCCCAAAAAAGTGCCGTGGCGCTAAAGTCTTTGGCAGTCAGGGGGCTGCTTCTTGCCAATAGACCTTCTCACCACGGCACGCGGGGAGAAACTTGAAAAGCGTTATTTGCTTTCAGTATAGCTGAAGAGCTTGTCCAACAGACTCATAATAAATTCATCCACTTCGCTGTCGGGGTTGTCCACTGCTTGCTTCACCAGATCACGCAGTACTTTTGCATAAAGCAAACAAAGAATGTCGTACAGATCTTGGTATAGCATGGCCATTCCTCCTTCCTTTTCTAAAGCGTCTTTCAGCTTTAGATACGTCGATAAGATTTTCCACAGATCCCATGGATTTAACATTCGCCAGTCACCTGAATTCGAGCCCCCTCCAATGTCGCTTTTCCAGGCGCTTTGTTGCGCCAAACTTCTGTTCAATGCTTCTGGCCAATGCTTCTGCGTTTACAGTCTCCCCGCAGGTGAAGACATCCAGGGCGGCAAATCTGAATTCGGGCCATGTATGAACGGCGAGGTGCGACTCTGCCACCAAAACTAAACATGTGACTCCATGAGGATCGAATTGCTTGGTTTGCACTCCCAAAACGGTGCAGCCCCAATTTTTGGCTTCGGAAACCAGCAATTCTTCAAGCAGCTCCGAATCGTTGAGAATAGATTCATTGCACTCGAACAGATCAATCAGAATATGTTTTCCTACGCCGTTCATAAATCCAAGCCCGTATTCGTTTCCACCATCGAATCAATTTACATAAATCAATTCTAACTCCAAAACTGGATTTTGGGGGCCGATTCCCGGCTCCAGAATCGAATTCAGATATCTGCTTGTAATCCATTACATTGAATCTTCATCGATTTCGGAATCGTCACCATATAGCGCTACCCGCATTTTTTGTAGATAACCCACAATCGTCGTCCATTCCGAATCAGAAAGCCGATGCTGCTTCCATGCAGTAAAACAGACATAGAAGATTGCCATCAATCCATTTCCTATGACATCCACTAGATCTCTCTGTGAAGCCATCGCCAAACATATCATACCTTAAGCAATGCAGTAATATCTGTGAAAATATCGTCCAAGATATCTACTTGGATTTCGATTTTTTAAACATTTCCGTATAGTTTAGACCACATCTGATCTACACGAGCCTCAAGCCCATTTATCTTAGCTGATTTATCCCGCACTGCGTCAAGTCGATCTGCCAATCTTGACACTTCTTTCACGAGCTGCGGGAGAGCCTCAAGTTGTGGATAGTATCGTGCAATCGCTTGTTCCCGCTTTTCGTCCATAATAGTCAACATTTTTTTCATGTCATCCAGCGATCTGCACATGATACTCTGACACCGTTCCTGTTCACGTTCAAATTGTTTAATGGTCATGAGTTGCAGTACCCCTTGGCGGTCAAACAGCACGTGCTTGACCCCTTCCAGATCGTTCATCATATTCTGCATGTCCTTGGTGATGTCCTGCCGGAGCTGTTCAAGCGATGCATGCAGATAGCGGATCGCCAGCTTTGTGGACGCAAAAAATGCGCCGGCGAGGAATACCACCAGGGCTACATAATGTATCCAATTAAGGTGCTCCATTATTGATGCCTTTGTTGTTTGCGGACAGCATCGCTTCCAGCTCCGAAATCCGCTCGGACATTCGCTTGTTCTGCTTCAGCAGTTGGATGTAGCATCGTTCGGCGTTGGCTTTTTCTATCAATGCTTTGCCCAGCTCGAAAATGATATCATTTACTGTATAGAGCATTGGTATCTTTGGCTGGACGTTAGCGGTTTCCTGTTGTGTCATGACATTCTCCAATTTTTAGTTCATAGCTATATAAAAATTATGCACCGCCACCGCCCCACTTAAAGCGCCCGCACCGTAAAGCAGGATCTGGCGCAGTTTGGGGGGTACGAAGTCCGCCAATACCAGCATGATCGCCGCTGTTCCTACACCCCAAGCCGCCAGTTCAAGGTCGCTTGGATGCTCGCCCAGGAACGGGTTTACCTCCCTTGCCCCGTGCTCCAGGGCATAGTGCGTCGAGATCATATCCGCCGCTCGTCCCGCCAGCATCACGCCGGCTGCTATCTTATCCTGCTTGGTCCATTCGTACCTGTGCAGGGTGGAGCAGCCGATCACCTGCAGGATCGCCGCCCCCAACATCAAGGTGATGCCGAGCGTTAGGCAACGTTTTTGGAATGGGCTCTTTTTGTGCATGTTTTCTGTCCTTATATCGGCTCCGCGCGGCCGCGGCCGCCGATAGTCGAAGCCACGGACCAGCGATACATAGTCGCATTCCGCGCGCGCGACCCGGAAGACGCCCCGCTATTCCATACCGCGCCCGCCCGGAGCTTAACATCACCGTAGGTGCCTTGCTTGTACAGCGAGCCCTTAGTCCCAGGAAGATTGTACTCGCCGCAGGACGGAGCTGGATCCACGTTCGTCGGATCATACGGGTCGCCGTGGTTATGCTCGCCGCCGTCATAACGATACGATTGATCTCTCAGCCACTGCCACATCACGCCACAGCAGTCCTCGCACCCGATATTGGAGATCATCCTCCTTCCGGCGGTATCCACATGGCCGCCGGTGGTGACGGGATCAACGCTGCCCTGGATGTTTGTCTCCTCGTTGGAGCCTGCAGCGATGATTTGAAATTCAGGATCAGAAAGTAGCTGTTTCTTGACTTCCGCAAAATCGTCTACAAAATCCATCCAGTTACGGCTGTCGCTGATAGTACCGCCATGGGCTGATGCTGTACTTGCTCCCGTGCCGCTAGCCAAGTAAATGTCCACCCAAATGTTAGCCTTCTCGCTATAGACCATCCCCTCAGGACTGCATCTGGGACGATGTTTCAGATCCCAAATCGAAGCGGGCAAAATATCATTGGCGTAATAATTGGCTAGGTCGTGCTCTCTACACGTCCAGGTCACAGTACCATCATCTACGGTATCTCCTGGTGTGGTAGGCCATGTTGGCTCAGAGGCTCCCGAAGTCCCCGCTACAGTGACTTCGTACCAGTACCCATTGTCGGTCGTAGGAGCCCGGAAATCGCCCAGGCTGTATGCAGTCGATGCAGCCCAATCCGAGGGGTCGGCATCTGCGCAAAGAGTGTGAAAGCCTCCAATCTTGCGGGAATTATCCGCCGTGAAGCCTGATGGATAGGTGCTGTTCAATGAAATTTTGAATACCAAGCTTCCATTATCGTCACAGGCATAGACATAGTAGTCTTTGCCATTAGCTACTGTGCCGGTATCAAGGTCGGTAGCCGTGCTGACATTTGTATCCGTGTCTATGAGAAACCAACTATCACCGATGCGGAGCGGAATAATGTCTGAGCCTTTTACCACCACCTTATCATGGTCAGTTGCATGGGCTTCTAGGATCCGATCTAACTTATTGAGATAAAAATTAGAAAGAACCGCCGCCGCGATCATGTTATCACTTTCGTCCTTTGTGACTTTTCGATTAGCCATTCTGCTTCACCACCTTTCTGTGTTTTGCAATCAGGGCAGCTATTTCGTTGCGATTTTTGAACCCCTTGCTTTTCCACAGTGGCATGGGATTGTCAATCTCTTCTGTGACTAGGTCTTTTGTCTCCTCAGATCCAGAGATGACCCTTTTGACTCTGTCATCTTTAATACCAGAAAGCCTTTCCAAATCTTTAAGAGCCTGCGCTTTGAATTCTTTTATACTGAGCAGATTCTCAAAGTCTTGTTTGGTCGCGATATGCTTAGGATATCCTCTCATGATACTCACTCCTTTACGTCGTATATGTCGGATACGCCTTGATGTAGTAATAATTACCGGACGCTTCGTCCTTCACCTTCAGCACTTTGGGTGCACCGGATAGCGTGGCATCGTCTTCAAGGGCCGCAACACCGAGCTCTCCTACGTTAGTTAGGTTTTTGCCTCCTAAATCGGTATGTTGTTTAGCGCCTGAATATGGGACAAAAATGTCCTGGAAAATCTCGCTGCTGGCGGGGATCTCCCACCTGCTTGATGTATCTCCTTGGTAATAGACACGGACGGTAGGAGCGTTCCCGCCGCCGGAAACGTCGGCATACAGCTTCCCTACTATCCTGCTGGTCGCTTCCGGAAGGTAGTCCTCGTCGAGCTGCAAAGGAACCATGTAGGTCGCCTTGGAAGTTATTTCATTTGAATTGGAACTGGTGGCGATGACAAATTCGGAAGTATCGGCCTTCCGCTCGATCAGCTCCCAGTAAACCCTGAGTGTCTTACCGCCGACCGTCTTTTCAAGAGCAACATACCAATCATAGACACCTTTGAGTAGCTTAGCGGGAGCCTGCCCCGAAGCGGAGATCCAGCCGCCGATATAATCATCGTCCGAGAGACTGGCCTTCTCTATGTATGTTTCACCGTCTGAAGATGGAGTTAGGTAGCAAGTCTTGTATCCAGTGGCATCATCTTCATCGTACATATAATATGATGCGCCGAGCGATGTGACCGCCAGGTCCACATACTCCTTGTTGACGAGGCTCTTAATATCAACGGCGCCGTTTGGAGTAGTTTCCAATACACCCGAATCTGTAATATCAATGCTCGTAACCGTGGGAGAATCGGTAAATTCAATTCCATTTTCCGTATTATTTACTACTGGAATGTCTCCGGCTTTTCCGCTGTAGGCCGAAGGAGTATCGGTAAGTTCTAAGAAAGTATCAATTTTGCCCCGGGTTAATGAAATGCTTTTGCTGACAGGAATACGCATAGTCGTGTACCTCCAGCCACGTCAGACACTACTTTTGGATAGTGGTCTCCGCCGACGCTAGTCGATCAAAAGCACTTCCAGAGTGCCTGACGCAGCGACGCTTTGAACGTAGAATATGGTCTCTCCCGACGTTTTGGCCAGATCTAAAGACAATGATCCTTCCACAGTAACGTATCGGGCACCATTCGATAGATGCGACATTTTCCAAGATGTGCCGTCCCGTAAAGCCGCAGCAATGCTTTTACAAGAAAGGCCGCTGGGGACGGTTATGGCGGTCCATGACGAATTGTCCACGGACTCGTTCAAAATATCTGCGATAGTACTTCCCCCCGGAATCGGGACCAGGTTGGGATCTTGACGATAGGCTGTTCCTTGCTGAGTCGCCATTCTAAATTTCCTCCTATCGCCACCCGCAATCAATTGCGGGTGCTATTCAGTCTTTTCTTTCCAGTGTTCGAGCCAATCCATAATGGATATGGCTTGGCGATCTTTGATCATTTTACGATGATTTTTACATTTGTTCAACACATCTTCGAGGATTGCCTGGAGAACCCTCGGATTACCTTTCCGATGCTGTATAAACCTGGTAGCTAGCTCCTCTCCGCCGAATATATAGGTCGCAATAGTTCGATTTCGAGTATAGTCATCACCATTCCAATAGTAATTCCTTTTTTCTCCATGATGAAACAATGGAGGTCCTGGCATGATCCATTTCTTCTTTCCTAGAACTGCCAAGGTATAGTTCATGAAGTTCTCCCCGCCGCCGTAGATTCCTAATTCGGTCGGCCAGCCACCAACTTCGTCATACAATTCTCTAGTGATCATCATACCGCAGGTGGACATGCAAGGAACTTCATATGGATACTCTCTGTCCCGATATCTAGTGAAACTGTAATGAATCTCTCCATGATCCAGATTTACGACTAATTTATAGATCAACTTCCGCCATTCCAGAATATGATAGGTCAGCGGGAGATGAATAGACCCATTCAACTGTTCATGCGCTTCCTGATAAACCCTCAGCATATTGTAAATGGAATTTCTACTCACGATGCAATGAGCATCAATAAACAACAGAAACTTGCCTGAAGATTCGGCCACACCTAAATTTTTGGCCTGCCAATGTGATAGTTTGGCGTCGTACTTCAATGGTTTGAGCCACGGGAGACCTCTCGCTACGGCAGGAATCTGTTCACTCGCACGGTCGGGCTTTTTCCCTCCGCCTTGCTTAGCGACCTCATCGCAAAAATTATCCACTGCCAGAATCTCAAAGTCCACTCGATCTCGAAGTTCTTCTGCAATTGATCTTATGGTGAATACAACCTGCGGATATTCCAGACAATATGGAACTATCACTGACAGCTCAGCCATAACATTTATTCTCCTTTCTTTCCGATATGCTGAGGAGGTTTCCGAAAACCACGTTCGATCAAAATCCGTTCTTTGAATGCTGAAAAACCGATCACTAGATCTGGAGCTAGATATGAAATATCCTCGATCCGAACGGATGCGAAGTAAACAATCGGAGACCAAAACATCTTAACCTGATATTCTCCAGGATTCTGCGCAAGTGTCAGATAGAATCCTTCGGATTTTTTCAGCAATCCATAATAATCAATCACTAAAGCCTTTGGATAATCAAATGAGATTCCCATCAGCTTCCCGAATCTTGTGGAAGACAATCTCCCGTGTCGAACGGGAACCAGAATATGTTGTGAAAAAAATCCCTGCTCAAAGCCATTGATGATGACCTGCTCTTCAAAAGCCTGAAGGTATTTGCGAAAGGCATCACCTTTCGGCATCGGTTCAATTAAACTGTTCCCAGACCGTAAAGAACGCCTTATTTCCTTTTTTTCTGAATCCATGCTTCACCATCCATTCTCGCCCGATGTCACGAACTGTCGGCGGAGATAATGGTTTGGCGTATACACCATATCTCCACCTTAGAACTTCTTCCATGAGTTGAGGATGCCCGTGATGAAACTGCTTTTCGGGATTGCTGTTTGAAGATAACCATACAACCGTGTTTTTTACGAATTCGCCTCTTATCAAAGACGGATGACCACAGAAACCTACTTCCAATTTATGTTCGGCGGGGCATTCAAAGAATTCTCCATTCCACGGGAAGAAAAAACGCCAATTCTTAGAATACGTGTCGCTCGTTGGTCTGAACGGCAATCGCAGGATCGCAAGATCTTGGTGTCGTTCCATGATCGACAGCATTTCTGACATATCAATCTTCGATACAATTTCCCAATCATCTTCAAGATGAAAAACAAAAGGCGCTTCGACTGCCTTCCATACCCTGATAAATGCGTTGGGAAAATTAGCCTGCGATGGGAGAAACGGCATAACTTGGTGCTGTTTTGGATCAAATACTGTTGTTACGAAGTCCAAGGTTTCGGCTTGGCACGAAGTCCCGATTGGATCAATATTGATAATAAGACGATATCGACCATTATATTCGACATTATCAAGAAATGACTCCAGAGTTCTGACAATGACTTCTGGTCGGCAGGTTGCCGTCATGGTTATGTCAACCCAAGAATTGAACATACCTCGGCCTCCTGCTCTTCCACATTGTCCGGGAGCATAAGCTCCATGTTCTTGTACAAATTTTTATGATTGATCTTGCGATCTTTTATTGTCTTATATTTTTGAAGCCCATCCAATGTTGGTTTTGGCATGCCAAGTATATTGCATAAACCTAAAATATAGGATTCGTCGGATAGTCTCGCCAATTCAGAAAGAACAACCTTTCCGCCAGCAGCTAGAACCCGTTCTCCGCAACGCTTTGCTCTGCTTGCCATTTCTAAAGTATACCAATAAATCAATTGATAATCTGATAGCTTGGTCCAAACAGGTCCCAGCTTATGGATACAGATTGAAGATACTGGATGAATGTAATAAGTAAGACCTCGTTTGCTCCTTCCTGGAATATCGTTCAGCCTGAGCATAGACAGGCAAATGTCACGGTAGGGTCTTCGGTGGATGATGAGATCATAATGAATACCCAAGTCAGATAATGCCTTATCAAATTCAATCAAAAAGAAATGGCTGGCCTCAAAATAGATTCGACAATTCTGAGCCGCAATTGATTGCAGCTTCTCATCTTTCCAAAAACTTTTCGGATCGGCTCCAGCGCAAACTTTTTCAATCCATGGCGCATACGCTGGTTGAGGTTCGTGGAAGGCTTTCGTGGACGGATTATCATGATACAAAGCTGAAAACAGAGAAGCGATATATTTGGTCCCGCTTCTGGCAGGTGCGGCCACGAATATGAATTGTCTCGGAATCAAGATTCACTTTCCTTTCGATTAAAAAACATCAAATTTCGATACCAAGCACTCATTTCTTTCTGGCGCTTCCATGGTTCCAGATTCCATCGAATTCTATTCAGAATTTCATCATCATAGATGAATCCAGCTTCAGAGAATTTGGAAATCCAATACTCGGGTGGTTGGCAGTTCACATGATGAAGTCCCCCCTGTCCCGGAGGAGCTGCTGAAATCAGCAGCTTATCTGATAATGCAATCAGATTCTGGACCACAACATCACTATATTCTTCTTCAATATGTTCCAAGACTTCAAGGCAAATGGCCAAATCAAATCTATCATGAGTCCATTCCAAAGGTTTTCGCAAGTCCGCAATAATGAGCCTATCAGTCGGAGGCAGAAAAAATTCTTTGCATGCGGGGGAGCCGTCCAATCCCCAAGCGTCCAGTCCAATCCGGAGAAAATAATCCACCAGTTCCCCCACTGCGCATCCAACATCAATCACACGTTTGACCTTCAGAACATCCAGAATCGCCACACACATCGGCTCAGCACGCCATTGCAGACGATGGCGGGATTTGAAAAAACGCGGCGGATATAATTTGTTCAATCTTTCCATCCTAAATGCCTCGGAGCTTTCCTCAACAATGATAGCCCTGCCCATGGTCCTGGAATCGTGAAGATCTCCAAATAATCGTATCTTGGATTAGTCCGAATCTCCCATGCTGCTTCCCACGCATTGGAGCAGTACGAATCGGAAAGTAAATCGGATTTTACCGGGTAAGTATCATGAAGAAGAATAATCCCTGTAAAATCTCTGACGTATGGAGACCATGCATCAACATCAGCCAGAACGGCTTCTTTTCGATGATCCCCATCGATAAATAAAAGATCGATAGTCCCAAGATCCCAAGATGCAGCAACCGATAGAGAATCTGCCTCAAATAAAACGACACCGGGTCCTTTCTTGACATTGGGCTTGATCTCGATATCCACGCCGACAGCTCTCGGTACAAGTTTGGAAATCGTATTGAAGGTATACCCATGTTGTATGCCAATCTCTACGTAAAGCTCAGGTTCCATGAGCTTTACCAACTCCACCATCAGATCTCTGAATTCCTGTACTCTCCATTTCCTTATTGCGTACATAACTTCCTCAATTCCGAAGGCCACCGAAAAGCGGTGGGATATTGTCGAAGAATTCCAAACAACATCGTCATATCCGGAAGAACACGACCATAGAATCCATTCTGTGATACAAAAAAGTCGTGGGCTTCTGTTTTACGCTCTTCGTCGATTTCGTTCAGGAAAGTATGAATTTCATATGCACAAGTCGTCGGATCGGCTGAATCCGATAATACCCTAGCAACCCTGTCATTTTTAGTAAACATAGGAGAATGCCGATCCGGAGCAGAAATCATTACTGGAGTCCCACAGCACAGAGCTTCCAGAGGACCCCTATCATTCTGTCCATGTCCTCCAAAATAAACAAAGAGTTTGGATTGATTATAGACATTCACCATATCATGATTCGGAAGCATCCCGGGAAGAGTTACATCCAAACTATGATGCTTGATATTGTCCAAAATGTGGTTTGTATAAGTTCCACGTAGAATCCTTCCCGGAAGGATCGCCTTGAGATTCTTCCCGAAGATCCGACGGTATTCAATCAAGGTTCGGATTCCCTTCCATTGCCCTTTTTTGTCGTGGATATGGGAAGCCCCAATGCAGATATCAAATGGACGTTTTATGCCGCGAATGTAATAAAAAACCTTTGGATTAATCGGTTTTCGGAAAAAGAAATGAAATCTTTGAGTTGAATCTATCCAATATCCCTCAGTCAAGTCATTCAGAATAATGTGCCAGAATTTCCATTTCTGCCTGCCGGTATTGGCCGCATAACAAATTGTCCAATGATTCCGTTCTGCCATATCAGATAAAAATGGAAACCAGGATCTAAATCCTCCACGGCACCAAATTATATCGTTAGGCTGAATAAAGTCATAGATGTAAGACATTTCAGGAATGACATATCCATGAATCTTTCCGTGACTAAATCGGCCCGGCGAGACTGCTGATTCAATAAAGATCAAGATATCATCAATCGTACCTTCGTCGAGCATAGCTTCCAATAAGGCGAAATATCCTTGTGTCGGCAATGTCGTAGTGAAAAAATTTTCGCTGATTCTATCCCGATCCCAAGGATGCTTCGATCCTAATTTGGCTTGCCGGTCTGCTACATAAAGAAAGATCAATCTCATGGCGATTGCTGCCCTCCAAGCAGGCTGAGGAAAAGATATTTCTCTTTCTTTCGCTTCGCTCGCATAACTTTCACACCATGCTTACTTACGGAAGCTCCTACTCTATGCCACACTACTGTGTTACTGGTCTTATACCAGAAGTATCCTAATCGTAGAGTATGATACCATATCCAGGCATCGCCATAAAAGATTTCTAACTGTGGCGGAATCGGTGGGATTTTGGCATATAGGCTCGCCCGAATCGTCCATGCCCATCCTTCGTACTTCCGTACTCTGAATATCGACCAGCTAGGGTCTTCATGCCACTTTAGGAATTCATTCTTATCGAATATAGTATGGGGAATTGCTACTCCGCAGCGATAAATATCGAAAAGAAGCAAAATTTCAGAAAAAAAGTTAGGTTTTAATAGCAGGTCATCATTCAGAACTGAAATGAAATCCACCTTATGTCCCAAAGCCAATTGCTTTCCGAACTCCCATGATGAATTTACCCCCAATTTTTTTGAGGCTCTGCGAATTTCAACATTCAGATTCCCTTGCCAAGAAAAACCTTCTTCGGTGTTATCGATGACAAATACCACGCTAGGCCGAATAGTATTCCCTGCTAGGCTATCCAGCATAGGTCCAGCAAATTCCGAAGAAGCCACTGGAACTATTACAGCTATTCTGTCCATCCCATCGCCTCCCCCATCGCCGGAGCGTAGTATTTATTATAGATATGATCATAGTTATATGATCTCTTCATAAACGTCTTGGTCATGACAGCCTCGTTTTCAAACATTCTACCGAGAATGATTTTGGCAACATCCCGGTAATAAGCATTTCGGTCTTTTATATCGACGCTGTGGTGAAACGATCCGAAGTCAAAGTAAAGACCCGTGAGCCCCGTCACCTCCAACATCATTTGGAGCGATTTATTGAATACACAAAATACGCCTCCCGCCAAGGCTACTTCAGGGACTACCAATCCAAAACTTTCTTCACGTGTCGGAAAGATGAACAGATTTGCGCAATGCATCAATTCTCGAAGCATCTTTTTGGGAAGCCCGAGCGCCACTTCCTGCTTCCATTCCGAAGAAAAAATGAATTCGTCATGCGGAATCAATCCTCTGGATGCAGCCAATTTGTAGAATTTCCGAATATCTTCTTTTCGTTGTCTTCCAGTGGCCCATTGATTGGCTATGACCAAACATACCGAAAAATTCATCTTCTTCATCGCTGAAAAGATCTCAATCACATCCTGAACACCTTTAGCGGTAAGCCGATCTGTAGATGCGGGATAGATCTTTACGATATCTGCCGAAAGGAGCTTCGGATAGCTGTCAATGAAGTCACAAGTATCCTGACCGAAATCGAACCAAGTCCGAATGTCCTTGATGTGTGGGATTACTCTTACATCATTGATTGTTCCTCGAAATTGCTCTGCAACCCTAATTTGCTCTGTCTTATTGGGAAAGACAATCTTGTGATATCCTTGATATCTTCTGATTTCCCACCAATCTCGAAACGCACTCGGAATACTGTGAACCCAATGGAACCATTTGACTTTCGGCAAAGCGGAGGATGCTATTTCAACTCCCAATGCATAGGGAAGATTCCATCCGGTGAAAATGATATCATGCGTAAAGCAATAATCCGAATCCGCCAATTCTTTTTTCAGCACATCCGCAGTGTTATTGGCAATCGTATAGTGTTCAGTGCTTACTGCTGCACGGGTGGCATAGTCTTGTAGATGAGCGAAGGGAAGGACATTTTTGATCGTGACATCTTCGGAAAAAGAACCACTGCTATAGACTTCCGAGACTATGAGGTCTACTTGATGCCCATACCGACGGAGCATTTTGGCCTGATCCAATACAATACCTGTCAACGAATAACCCGGGTTGAAATCTTGGAAGGTCGTTAAAATCGTTACCTTTGCCATGATTTTCTCCTTTCTGATTCATAATTAAACCGTTGTTGTGGTAGTCGTGGAACTCGTCGTGGTTGTAGTTGTTGTGGTTGTTTGTCGATAACTATACTCCACACATAGCTTTGATCTCTTCTCCGAATCTCCGGCTCTGATCGAATAGAATTCCCGCAATGCTCCAAGGGTACTACCATTATCTTCCAGGATAAGCATTACGTCTCCCACCCCGGGCCAGTCCGGCCTGTCGATTACTTCTTGGAGCGAGGCAGATAGATCAGGAGACACGTATTCATTGCCGGCACCCCATCCTTGAATGTTAGTCCATTCAATCGTTTCCGATGTCATTTTCAGATTATCCAATTCTACTTTGGACGTAGGATTGACGGGGGAAGCCGTATCATTAAACCCACACTTCACATTCACGAATACGGGCGTTCTGGTTCCGTACGCAGTAAAATATGCCCTGGCACTTTCGATTACGGAACCTCTGGGGATATTAAGATTTCGATATCGTATATACGCTCGATTTTTAGATGATGAGAAATCTCCAAAATCAATATAATCCAATTCGAGAGAAGCGTCCTGTGGATCGCCATCTGGACGGGAATATATAGCGAAACCGATGTAATACAAATTTGAAGATAAGCCATAATCCGATAGAACCAGAATTTGCTCTTCGCCTCCATTATCGGTTATGGTGTAATCTTCCGATGGACTATAGATTGCATTTTTTGCGATCAGAAACGATACCCAAGTATCATCGATATCCATTAAAAACATTTCAATGGCTGTGGGAGAATTAGAAGAATCTGAAGAAATAGAGGCCCTCATTTTGATTTTCATGTGGGGACCTGTTGTATAATTATCTACAGGACTTCCATCATTCCATTCCCAATAGGTGATATTATCCTGAACAGCACTGCCGTCATGAATAGTGCGTAAGCGAACAGAGCTTATAGTAGAATCAAAATCAACAGAATGAGAATATCCAGAACCGGATACAACATACGGCACTGTCGGACATGCCTCCGCAGTAAGACCAACTGTAAACCGCCAAGAATGGCCTGCATCACATATTCCGGTCGCCCAAGGTTCCCACATATTTAACATCTCCCAGTTGTACTGTTGATAATATCACCGCCACAAAAACTCCCTATACTGTTGTCGTAGTAGTTGAACTGCTACTGGTAGTAGTCGAACTACTCGTAGTGGTAAATGACGACGATGTGGTCGAGGAGCTGGTCATAGTAGATGTCGTGGTAGTAGACAATGTCATAGTCGTTGTAGAAGTAGTAGTCGTTGTAGAGGTAGTAGTCGTTGTCGAGGTGGTAGTTGCCATGAAAATATCAAAATAAGGAGATTCTCGATCATTTTCATAGTCAGCTTCTCCAATTCCCCGATAACTCATAGTCGCCCACGAATCTGAGATCAACCCTATTGGGCTGTTAGGGAGTAGAGTGACCTTCCAAAAGTACCATTTAGTGTTGGGGCCTTCTGGATTGTCGGAAATAAACTTAAGGCAATATCTTTTAGATGGTGCCATATTGGCGTAGATTACATTTGGGTTGGGCCTGGTTCCCCGCACGAAACGAGCCAGATTATCAGAAGAAAATTCATCAAGAGTGAATTGAAGCGTATAATCCATCTTGAGGATTACGCTATCGCCCACCACTAAACCGCCTGACCTCGACAGATAGCTTTTTATTTCTTCAGAAGATACCACTACATTGAGATCCGTACAATTGCCGACATCAGAAAATGCAGGAGCTGTGTATGTAAGATCGAAACCAAGCGGAGGCCAATAGACGAAACTTGATGCCCCGAAATTTATGGTTACGCCATTTCTATCGGAACCTTCTCCACTAATATGAATAGCCGGATAAATATCTTCCGATATACCAGACAGATCAAATGCTTCTAGTGTTCCTTCTGCAGGATTTCCATTGATTTGCCACTCTCCATTTTTGGAGAACCAAACCTGTTTAGTATCAGCATCGTAAGCCACCCCGATGACATCCCCATCAGTATAGGAATATGACAGATACGGGTCCGGCTGTGTATAAGAAGCGTTGTATGCCAAAGTGCCGTTTGACCAATAACCACAAGAATTGGCGTCAACCCCTAATTTGGCAGCTAAATTGGCATTTCTGGTCGCGTAACCTATACCGATAGTATCTACACCTAAAGCGCCCCCGGTTTCATTGATCGTGACTTCCCAATAGAATTTTCCCGAAGATACTGTATTCTGCGCCAGAACGACGCCGACTCCGCCGGTAAGATCTATATGTTGAACCTTAAGGCCACCCGCAATCAATTGCAGCTTGGGACTCATATAGTTTTCGTCCAAAAGCTGCGTTGCCATCGAATCCGTCCAGTTGGCAATGTAGAGGACACCTCTCCCTAAGGTATATAATTCATAGCTTGGACTTCTGGGGATTGTCATGACGAGGTTCTCCTGACCGTAATGGAAGCCGAGGCCGATTCATATACATATCCACTATCTTCAATGTAGTTACTCAAATAGAACGTGATTTCTTCAGCCAAAGTGCCATTATCGGAGATATTCATATCTTCTGAGTACGTCCAGGTCAAGGCATCGATGCCAGTAACAGTTCTGACATCGCTTCCATTCACATAGACTTGTACCTTGAAATAACCTTCCCAAGAAGGGGGATAATCAATCACTTCTAAAGCATCGTCAGTCGAATAAGCAATACCAAGCCCGGCACCTTGTTTCCGCACCCGCGGGGACCAAGTAAGAATAATATCTTGACTATATGTAGGATGGACGCCACCGCCATTGGCCTTTAGATTCAACACTTGGTATGGAGTCATTGATCTTCCAGTAAAAGTTTTCTTTATGACTTTTGCAGAAGTAATACTGGCGGAGGCCATCTGAGTGTAGGGAACAAACTTAAAGTAGCGAACAGCTCCTCTCAAAATCGATTCTTCGTTCAGCACAGAAAAACAATCTTTATCCAAAAACCAAAAATGCTCTCCCCGCGAATGGAAGACTTTCGTCGTATCGAAACGCGCCCGATATACTCCCAAGATTTTAGCTATGTTTTCGGTGATTGGAATGAAATGCTGAAAGGAAATAATTTCGGAGCCGAGCAATGCCATATTATATCCTGCCAACATTTCGGATCGAGTGATAGACTCGATCAAATCAGCTCCATATGTAAATCTGACTATAAAGCCCACATCATCGTCAATTGTGAATGTATTACTCGTATAGTTCTCAAACAGAATCCCATGCGGTTGAAAATAATCGAATTTATCCAATCGATTATAAGTCGATCCGTCCAGACTCAAATATAAATCATATCCACGCTCCTCCCCAGATACCTTGGCAGCCAACGGGATTATTTTATGCGGAGCACCGGACAAGACGTACGGCGCTTCCAAGATATCTACATAGGATAGATTTGATACTATGAGATTTCTGCTTCCCATCGTTATGCCGTAGTTGTAGTAGTCGAACTGCTGGTCGTAGTCGAACTGCTAGTAGTGGTCGAGCTAGAGGCAGTCGAGCTAGTCGTAGTAAATGACGATGTTGTAGTCGAAGAACTGGTCGTAGTGGATGTTGTAGTGAATGAGGTCGTAGTAGTGGTCGTCGTCGAGGTAGTAGTTGTCGTGGAGGTGGTAGTAGAAATCACTTCCATAAACTCCGCACCGGCAATATCAGTATCGGAACCATACGTCCCCTCAAAGGATAACATCGTCAAAACTTTATCCCCTGGAGCCTTGTCTGATATGTGCACTTTCCAAGAGCCGTCAGCGGAATTGCTTTGCCCAGATCCGATTCTGGTGTCACGATTATCTTTATCGTAGACGTCGATATTACAGGAAACCGACGTGATCGGATCGCCCTTTTTATCTTTTACTGTGCCTCTGACTTGTCCGATTCTGGCCATGATCGTTCTCCTTACTATTCGGAAATATATTGGGCCGGATAGATTCGTTGTCCTGACATAGCTGAAGCTGGCCGCAACACATTCCCATCCGTTGCCAGTGCTTCTTGATCAATTGTACCGAATAAGATTATCGTTGTCGATGTTATCGCTATCCCCAACGCCTGCTTCCGGGGGAGAACCCAATCCTGAGTCAGCCCCCCGTAAATCGAATCTGACAGAAATACAGGTCTTCCGGGCCACCAGGACCACTCCGAATTAGTTATCGGCCCCACCCGCTGAACCCGGATATTGGTATCATCAGCGGAGCCATCTTCAATCAAAAGCCCGATAGCAGGCTGATGGATATGATCGAATCTGGCCTTATAGGCTTTTCCAGTTCGATCCAAATAAACAGCCTGATAGGCTTCAGCATCTTCTCCCAACGTCACCAAAAGAAATGTATGGAGATATTCCTCCATCTTCTCAATGTCGGCAGTGAGGATTCCATTCCATCCTGTAGTGCTATATGCAATCGTTTCAAATTCGTATTTAATCGTCGTTGACATTATGCACTCCATTCAGCATAAAGATAAGGATATTTACTAGGATCACCATGATCCACAGCATAAAACTTGACGAAACCATCAGGATAATCCCAGTTCCCATCGCAGCTATCAATAATGGCGATCATGTTATTTCCAGCGGCCCATCCAGGACGATCCACAACCTCTTGAACCACTTCGTAAAGTCGTCGGCCACCGGAACATGCAGACGTCGTTATAGTGCCTTTTATCAATAGAAATTGTTCGCCAGCACCGACGGCATTGTATGAATCAGCTAGCGGATCATCCCCATTCACACATTTTTTTGTAGTCAGCGGGATCGCATCCAATTCTGCTTGGGATGTTGGAGCTGTGGCGTCATCCACAGCTCCGAACCAACAGGCAAACCAATGCGCACCATAAGGATTAAATGTATGCGTTTCGTATTTGTATGCGTATATATGCGCTTCTTCAATCGTTGCGCCTTTTGGTATTTGAACATTCTCGAACAGAATAAAAACTTTATAAGGCATAATACAATCCTCCTAAGATGTTCTCCCCAGAATGATATAATCCGTATCTGTTGTCAGCGTAGAGCCATCGGACATACCATCATCTCCAGATGAAGCTGGCGTAGGAGTCGCCACACCATGAACACGGCCTAAAAGCGAGAAAGGCGATCCGGTATCCAAAACTGTACCTTGGGACATTCCATCTTCTGAAGCATAAAACGTATATTGCGGAGGAGCAGTCGTAGTTGTAGTAGAGCTTCCGGTGGCTGTCGTGCTGGTCGTAGTCGAACTGCTCGTCGTTGTAGAGCTTGATGTCGTAGTAGTCGTTGTTGGACTCCCGCCGTATTTACCAATCATGACGTTTTCATCGGACCCATAGAAGACCCCGTTCATGCTATAACCATCATCCGTGGATTCGGACGGATAGTAACACTGCTCGCCGGGCAGGGCACCTTGTGAGCATTCATGAGCTGTAATCTCATAAATTCCCGGCGGGAGATCATCATCCCATTGAGTAAGCACTTGAATCCTAAGATACCGATGCGCCGTGCTGTTGGTAAATTCATGTTCCTGAACTTCGCTATTGTTTTCTTGCTCTCCTTCGTATATTTGCTTCCATTCCTGCCCATCCACACTGATCAGCACCTTAAAATCACGAATACTGCCCGGATAGACGCTCATCGTGATTTTTTCGATTACCTTTTCTTCGCCAATAGGCCATGTGTACTGCCACCACGCATCAAAATCACATTCTTCCGCCATCCAATAAGTATCCACATCATCATCGCACGCAAATTCTGGACCGTTATCGCCTTCTCCGCCCGACGGAGTACTCTGGCCTAAGATAGAAGATGCTTTCGCCTCGCCGCCAGACAAGGCGTCATCAAAGTACTCCATACAAGTAGGAAGATCCGGTTCCTCAGTGATTGTCTGTCGTGATATATAATCGACATCCTGAGCCGCAGTGACTCTAATGATCTCGCTTCCGATATCATCTTCCGTAATTCCTCCCACCCGACAGACCATATTTTCGATATTGTAAGGAGCGTAAGAAAATCTGAACAGATCGCCGGGCTCCAGTCTAAAATGATTCCTGTTGACGGGAAACTGAAGCAAAGCCAAAGGATATGCTTCTTTGGAAAGCTGTCTTCGTACTCTCCACATTACAGTTTCTTCGTTGTTGAACATTCCATAGGTTTCGGATCTAGCAAGTGTTCTATTGACAATCTGCTTATTCGCAACATCATAAACCTTGACCGTTTTTTCTTTGAAATCCGAACAGGTGAGTGCCTGCCCACAGGTGGATGCCGCCGATGATGATGGAGGAATACTCGCAATTGATTGCGGGGGATATTCCGAATCTGTTGGATAATAAATCGCTGCTCCATCTTCAAAATCGCTGCTGCAATCCAGACTGCCCCATCGGCAAAGATAATAGGAACCTCCAGTAATATAATAGATCAAAGCGACGAGTTTCCCGTCCAATACATCAATGGACTTGAAATAAGAGCCTTCACTTATGAGCCTGTTATCTACACCGTCAATCCATGTCTGAAGAGCATAGGCATGATCCCAACTCTGACCGGTAGTCGGGAAGCCTTCCCATACATAAATGTACCTTCCCCATCCGATTACCAGTCCAGGATAACTTGGATCCCACGCCACAGCCCCACCTCCAGCAATAATTAAATCACCAGCGTGGGAAGCATAAAAATCATGTTGGAATGTATTTACAATACCACCAAAGATTCCATCATGCGCCCTCACTGTAACTACATAGCTGGAAGGCCCATCAACACTCAAAGTTACCAAATCAGTATAGAGATCCAGATCACGGATTTCGCTTGTCAGCCCCGAATACTCTGTGATCTCCGTCTGCGTCAGATATTCACTGAAGTCAAATTGAGAAGATAATGTATAGCCCTCAATATAGACTTTTTGGCCGTCTCCCCAATGTCGTACCAAATATAAGATATTTCCATCGAAAGCCATCCCCACAATCGGATAACCTTCTTTCTCCGTGACTCCAGATATTGCAGTCGTGACACCCTTATGTCTTTTAAGAATGTTGTCGCTGTGCCTGACTACCGTGTAACCTGATTTAGCTTCATCAGATCCCCCAGTAGCAGTTATGCGTTTAGGATAAGATGCAGAAATCTCATTTTTCGTATCGAGCCATCCAGGGCGAGTCAGAATGGGTTTTTCTTCGTTGGCAATATCTTCGTCAGTGACGTGCGGCATATCTTCAACTTCTAAATCTTTTCTGAGGAGCTTCAATCCAAATTTCCCTACAGATAAGACTCCTTCCCCGGCAACATGCTCCCGCACAACCGTATACCTCAAAATACCATCAATATGTTTCAGAAGCTCCTGAAGAACCGACAATACTTCCTTGCGAGAAGAAATCGTATAGCTTATTCCAACTCCGTCTCTCCGCAACACAGAGGCACAACTTGAAAAGGAACCCAAGTCGATGAATTCGGTAGGAAGATCACCACAATCAGTCAAGAGATGATAGATACCATGCACTGGATTATAGTTGTAAACTCCCACCAAACCGCTTCCAAAATCTTCATATTCGGGAGCTTTTTGCACGACGAATTTCAAGATCGGCGCACGATTATATTGCCCGATATAGCAATCTTTCATTCGAGCATAGCAAAGTCCTCGATATGCCGGAACCAGCGACGGGTCTTCGGCATATGTTGTCATCACATCATCAACAGGTTGGGTGGAAGTCCCAAAATAAAACCGAAACCATCCAATTCCACCCACATTGATATCTACAAAGCCATCTCCTGGATCTTCTTCACTCCCGCACCAAACCAGATCTTCATTTCGATAAATGGCCAATAGTTTGGTGACCGGCCCCCTACACAATCCTACCGACCAAGACAAATAATATTTATATCCTGTTATTACAGTCTGAGAATGGCCTCCACCGCCCTTTCCACCAGTTTCAATAGTGCTGGTGACTGGCTCTGACCAATTATTCCCATACCAAAATATATTTCCAGCTAATTTGGAAATTCCCACTATTTCAGGAATTGGCTTTCCATAGTCAGATGATGTTATATCTATTTCCTGGATTTGAGGCGCATTCTGCATTTGGGGCTTGCCGGTAATTGGATCAAGCATCGCACCCAATCCACCACCGATAGCCATTCCCAAAAATACCATTTGGGCGACAGTCAGCGCCCCTATAGGTGGAATCAGCCACCCAAGGGTCATTCCGAGCATTGCTCCTATGATAGCACCAGCACTCATCCTCTAAGCCTATATACTCTTTTTAATCGATTAGCCCAAAGCGACGAGCTGAATCGAAGATCAATCACACCTATTCCCATTACCGATTGATACACTTTCCCATCCATATAAATAGATGAATGAGATTGAGCTTTGCCGAAACGGTACAATAAAATATCTCCATTTTTCGGCTGATAATCTCGTAGAGAAAGTTTTTCCACCGGAAGACGACTTTCGATTTCATTTATCAGCAACTCAACATCTCTGTGAATATGCCAATCTCTAGGATAATCCGGAAGATTCTTCAGAATAGATGGAGAAGCCGCCCCAGCCTCGGCAAGTGCGGCCCCCACGAAGAGAATGCAATCGGCTCCCTGCCCTTTCACGGCGCATCGATGCTTATAGGGAGTCCCTTTCCACTCTTCCAAAATCTGTCGCAACCGTTGGCATCTTTCTTCAGAATCGAAGTACCATTTCATTATCCGGCGCTCCATGTTACAGGATTATCTTCTGGAATATATGGAAATCCCAAGAAATTAACAACATTCGCAAACTTGTCTCGACAAGTTTCAATTCGATTATCACAGCCAGCATATACCGTCACGGATTGTCCCGTCTGAAGATTGGAAAAGGCATATTTCAATTCTATCGTGATTCCGAAATGGGCATGGATCGGACGCTTCTCAGTTTCCCACTGAGCCCATCCATAAGTAAACCAGTCATCAGCGTATGATCCAAACGCACTACTGGATAAAATGAGACCTTCGGCGTCTTCGACAGAAACTGTTGCAGTGACAGAATAGGTCGAAGACGACAGATCAACTCCGCAGCCGGAATCCCCCACTATATGGTTGCAATGTTCGGTATATTCCCATCTAGGGATAAGTTGAGACAGAAAGAATTCAAAACCGACACACTTCGCAGTCGCGGCGGCACCTTGAAACGATATCGTATGAATCTGCCCTATAAAAATAGGATTTCCTTCTAGCGGATCCGAATCTCTAAATAATTTGATTACTTCAATCCAAGCCAGATCGACTGGATTGTTGGCGATATATTCTATCATTGGTTGAGTGATTCTCGAAAAAGTGACTTCTAGTTCGGACACTTCCAGCTCAGCATTAAACGAAATTTCTCCTCGCCCAATAGTACCAGGAAGATACTTTTTGCCCTGAAATACAATTGGAGTATCGCCACTTGTATGATAGAAATGCCGATCTTGAATCCAAATATGATACAACTCGGCGGGAAGCCTTTGATCAGCCAATTCCTTAGCAATAAAAGTTTCGCTGACATTTTTCATGTCGGTAAATCCTCCGGATAATTATTGGCTGTCTCAATTGTAGTCAGCGTTGCGTATGCGGCTTCATTCGTGACGTATTTCAAGCTCAGCTCATCTACATCAAATCTTCCATAAAGCAAAAAGCAGACCAGCAAATTGCTTAGTCTAGACGCGGAACAGTCAAATCCGATTGCACTTTCCAAGGTCAATGTCGTCCCGTCGGTATTGTCCATATCTACCTTTCTCAAATATGGAGTAGAACTTCCCTGAGGCAGAAAGAATAAAAATCTTCCCATTTGCGACTCTTCCGCAACAAAATCTTGGTAGCCGATATCTTGAATAGTCAATTGTACGTCTGCGCTGGATATCGGCCTTGTTACCACGATATCTCTTGTCCATGTCGGAAACCAGAAATTGCCATATCTCCCCCGCACTCCGTCAAAAAAATCAATCAACTTCTGAATCTTTGCCTTGGTGGTCAAAAAGTAAGTGTAAGTGAATCTGACATCATTGTAAGTTTGATGTCGTTCTCGATACATCAGACCATAAAAACGCATAGTCTCAGCAGGAGACATTATTTCACTCTGAGGATTTCGACCCCAATCAGGTTCTAAGTCGAATAGATTTTCCGTATCAAGCATATTCTTCTCTAGCCCCGAATGCGTTTACAATGTCCCACAAGGAATAATAGGTCATCCGCATCCAAGATTGAGATCTTCGAACAGCGGAAATTCTTACTTCATCCATCAATCCATAAAAGAACGATGATTGCCAATAACTACCTCCTGACACTCTTCCGATAGTCCATCGTAACGAACTTGAATTTATTGTAAAGTTGATTTCAGCACTGTCTATTACTGTGCCGTTTACAATCAATCCGTGATATGTTTCGGCAGCGTATGCTGTTGCGGCGTAATACCAGGATCCTGCATCTACTGCAGTATTGGTACTGAGAATAGAATCCGCAGAAAAATCATCACCTTTGGATAGGCCGCTTTTGATTAAATGATCTGCTTCTTGAATCCATGTATAGAACGGAAAGTCCTCATAATTGTTGGCCGGCCATATCTGTTTGGAGACCAATACCCCTACGATACTGGCAGTATCTGCAAGATTGAATACTGTCTCTACAGTAAAAGCCTCAGTCAAGGCGTCGGTCAAATCAGTGAAAACAGCAACGTCCCTATTGAAATTCCAACAGTATCCAAATTTCCCGTATTCCCAAGCAGGCGTATTGTGATGAATGAACCCAGACGTGCTGGATGGATTTTTACTGTTGATCACCAATCCAGATGCCGGATCGTTCGCCAAGTGATAAACACCGACAAAGTAATCATCCCAAACATTGGCCCCAACGGAGCTTCCGAGATTTCCGATATATGCCGTATTATCCGGTTGGGCTGCATCATAATACAAATACAACTGCGTCGAAGAGTTTGAATTGATTGTAGGAACTCTAACATGAAGCGCCGCCAGCTCAACGACATCATTCCACATTTCAACTTCGACGTAGCATTGTGTTATGCCATCTGCTGTTGTGATGGCTATTTTTTGAAAAGAAGATCCTATTTCATCAAAAATATCCGTCAGATCTATATTTCCGATTCCTGCAGCAGAAGAAATGATAAGAGCAAGAGGAAAATTCGACAAATCTTCAGAGATATACGCTGAGGATACCGTAATCGGCCGCCTGTATTTCCAAGTCCCAAGCCATGGTGCCGGCGGGGCAGTAGTTGTTGTCGGCCCCGGAGGAGCCGAAGTCGTAGTATGTGTAGAAGTCCCCACGCTTACAGTATCTTCAATGACTTCAATTCTGAGCTTTCCGATATTACTTGTGGACATGGTGTTCTGGATGGATGTCGATAGGTATCCAGCCAGAATCGGAAATACCTTGGCACCGGATGACCACGACGACGATAATCCAGCCTTGAGCGTTATACTGGTGGCATCGAATGATTCTATAATTCCTACTTCATAATCAGAGATCCCGCTATAAACCATCACAAACTTATTGACTTCAAAATTTCTATATTGCGTTGATTCGACCGGGAGTATTGTCTCTCCCGCAGATACATCAGCAGTCAGGTACGTCTCATCCTGCCAAAACGGAACTCCCCACATTTTATGAATATTTTTAACCAATTTTCGATAGATTAAACCACTCTTGGTATCTCCCATAGGAAACAATGTGAATGATAAAGCCCGTACAGGTTTAGTAATAATCGAAGATCTTTTCTCTGACCCGTATATGCTCTTCTGAATCGTAGTCCACCATTGACGGCGGAACTCGATTTCGTCGTTCCAATCGGGAAATAAAGTCAGATATTCCTGCGGAGAACTCATACGCTACGCACCTTGGAGCAATATTCTTCGGATCGTTCTGGCCCTGGAACTTATGATATTCAAAAATGCCCGCTGCCCACGAGAAGAGGCCAAATATCGATCTAATTCAGATGGATCTGTCACATTGATTAAAGTCAATTCAGTTTTGGATTCTCTTCCAGAAGGTTGGGTCGCACCCTCGGCACTCGCAATTGATTGCACCTCACCGCCAGTTTGATATCCTCTGCGCGGAACCATCTTAGGCACCGTTACTTCTCTCGGTCGGAGCACCGGGGACGCAACCGCCAAGAGTCTTCGGTTCAAAGCCTCAAAGAATTCAACGCCGTAAGCCTTGACTGCCTCCGGACGGATTACGTATTCGCCGGGAGTCAGCAATGCCTTCACAGAGTCCTTCCCCGGTACGCCAAGATTCAACGGAACAGGACCGCCCCCAGCGAAGGTCTTGAAGAATCGCTTAAATTTGTCCATTGTTTCTGGGATCCATCCTCCTTCACGTGGATGGAAGAACGGAGACATCGATGGACCTGCTCCTGCAAACACATCTGTCCCCATTCCCAGTAATCCCATTACGGCCTTCAGCGCCAGCCATCTAAGAATCGCCTCAGCGATATACCGAAACATGCTTTTGAATAAATCATTTAACGCCTGCTGCAGTGATTTCGTTTTCTCGGCAGCATCCAATAGACTATCCACCAATCCTTCGGAAAACATCTTCGGGAGTTCGGAGCCGACCTGGAATCCAACTTCTGCCAGACTCTTGATTTCCCTCCCAGCCTTTTTGAATCCTTCCGACAACCCCAAAGTCACATCATCGGACAGCGCCAACAATCTTTCCATATATTCGGTAAAAGTAATGACTCTATACAGAAGTGCTTCATCCAGAGCTTTTCCGTAGGCCTCAGCATTGGCTTTCGTTTCTTCCCACAACTTTTCTTGAAGCTCCAATTGCTGTTCAATAGACAGCCTCGTCGCTTCGAGCGTATGGATTCGCCTGGCAGCTTCGATACTCGATGTTTTTTCGGCTTCCAGACGCTTTTTTTCTTCGGCATTTGCAGCTAGAGCAATAAGTTTATCGTAGTAATCAGAGATCTGCCGCAACTCCTTACGCTGTCGCTCTTGGAGGGAAATCATGCTTTTGGCATGGCTAGCCTCCAAAACATCATCCAAAGTAGTAGCTCCACGAAGATTGATATCTTGTTTGATCTCTTGAAGTCTTTGTTCAATCTCCGCACGTTTGTCTGCAATAGTGGCTTCGGCATGTAGAAGTTTCTGAAGAGCCAGTACTATAGTTGCAATGTATTGTTCTTCATTTATTTGCTTTTTCTCTAATCTTTTTGCGGCTTCTTTTACATCTTGTTCATAGATCGCTCTGGCTTTTGCTAGTTCATTAGTAATCAGAGCAATCCGTCTTTTAGAAAGCTCAGCTTCATATTTTTCCCATATTTTTTTCAACCGATTCGCCGTTCGTGTTTCTGCAGTAAGACGCTCATCTTCAATAATTTTTTCTGTTCTTTTTGCGGCCTCGACTGCTTTCCTGGCCTGAGCGACTACTTCTGATTCTGACGGAAAGCCTGCTGCAAGTAAGCGTTGAACAGCCTTTTGATTGATCTTAATGGCTTCCTCGGCATATTTCTGTCGAATTTCTAATTTTCTAATTTCTCCTTCTTCCGTAGTTATTTCTTCCGTTTTTATCCTTTTCTCTATATCCGCTAGTTCTTTGTCTTCTTCTCGTTTAAGTTGATCTAGTTCTATTTTACGAAGTCTTTGTATATTTTTTATTAACTCTTTTTCTGTCCTGTCCCTCGCCTGTCTGAGAAATACTGCAATCTTCAGCAGTCCGACCAATTCCTGTTTTTGTGTTTCAGTCAATTCTTTTCCATACGTCTTCCTCGCTTCTCTCATATTTTTAATGGCTTCTTCAATCGCGGAGAGCCTTCTTTTATACTCTATTTTGAGTTTTTCTGTCGTTCCTCCAAGTTTAGCAATCGCTTCGTCGTAACTTTCTGCCTCAGCCGCAGCTTCTGCTTCTCGTTCACTCTTTAATTTAGCTTGGACAGCTTTGAACGCCGCCAGAAATTGCTCTGTTGCTATTCGTTTTTTACTTAATGCCTCGATTACAACTTCGGCCTCTTCTTCAGAACTATCAGCGTCAAGCCTGCGCAGTCTAATCATTTCAGCGACTAGCGCTTCAAGGGTGACTGCCAATTGTTTTTGTGATAGTTGTATCTTTTTGGTTGTTTTTTCGTTCGCTTGTTCAATTCTCTGAGACGTGTCGGCAATAGTTTCTCCAGCTTCTTGGCTGGCGTCTCCCATTTCAGACAGAGTTTCTGGAATACCTGTAATAACTACATCTTTAAAGGCTTCATCCAACCATTTTCCGACAGTGTCAAAGGGAATTTCTTGTACTTTCTGGGTCAACAGAGCAACTTGATCGATAAGCGCATCCAGCCTGATGCTATCGACTTTATATTGAAATTCATCAAGAGCTTTCCCGCCGTCGAGTAACTTTCCAGTTTGTTCATCAATAGCTTCAATTGCCAATTCTGCTTCTTTTCTAAGTTCAGAATTTGACTCAGCTACTTTCTTCAGGGCTTCTTCAAGGGCTTCCGCCGCTCGAACTTGTGCTTCGGTGCCTTCCTTTTGGGCCTCATAACTTCTTCGCAGACTTTCAATCGTCGCAGAAGTTCGCAGAGCCTCAGCGGCTATTTTCTTTTGTTTGGCGATTGCATCATCGGATGCCCTGAGCCATACCGTTATAGCTGTGACCAAAGTACCTATGGCAGCAATCAGAAACATAATTTTATGTTTCATTATGACTGCCCAGAGTTCAAGCATAAGTGCTTTCAACCAGATTAGAACCCGACCCAACCTACCACCAGAAACCGCTGCGGCATCCATAGCGACGCTACTGGCTGTGGCAGCTTTGGCGACTCTTCCAAAGAACCCTTCGGTCTTCAGTCTTGTGATTGCTGCAAAGGTTCTCCCGACAGCACCTGCCGTCAGAGCAACCATTCCCAACGCAGTCAGAAGACCAGCCAAGATGAGAGGGAACGTAGAAAGGGTAGCCATTGTGGCAGACAATAGCGGTTGGGCCGCCGCCAGCTTATCGACAGCCGTTACTATGCCCGTAACCCATCTAATTACCTGTGTATATGTATCCAACAATGGATATATGGCGGTATGAAGAAGACTATCAAAAGCCGATCGCAAGAGCGTAAGCTGACCGATAAGAGTATCCATCCGGATTTCGGCCATTTCTTTGGCAGCTCCTGCGGCTTCACGAGAAGCCCTCGCCAATTCTTCGACTTGATCCACCTGCCTTGATAGTGCAAGAGCAGCCGCAGCCGATCTTCGTTGAAAGATAGCATTAGCTTCTGCGAGAGTCATTCCGGCATCGCCAAGATCCCGCAGAGCTTTCATTAGATTCAGAGAACCGTCAGCATTTATTTCTATTTCGACGCCGAGTCTCCGCAGCGCATCTCGTGCTTGTTGGGACGGAGACACCAAAGACGCCAATATACCACGGAGACCGGTTCCGGCTCGTGTTGCTTTGATGCCGTTGTTGGAAAGGATTCCCGCCATGGCAGCCAAATCTTCCAAAGCCACTCCTGCCGCCGCTGCGGGAGGCGCTGCATAACTAAGGGCTTCCCCTAGTTCTATAATTGTAGTATTGGAACGGACTGCTACCAGTGCCAGGATATCGACAACCCTAGCAAGTTCAGCGACTTCGAGTTGCATCGACTGCACTACATTAGTCGCAATGTCTGCCGCCTGGGTTAGATTCATAGATTCTGTAGTTGCAAGATTGAGAGTAGGGGCGATGGCAGATAGAATTTCTGTCACATTGAGACCAGCCATACCGAGAAGCTGCATACCCTCGGCTACCTGGGTTCCCATATATCTAGTTTCTCTACCAAGATCTTTGGCGACAGTGACTAACTCGGACAGCCTTTCTCTGGCACCTTCTGTCACTGCAATGGTATCAGCCATGGCCTGCTCAAATTCAGCCACTGACTTGATGGGCAGGATGGCCATTGCACCCATCGCTGCACCCAGCATAGACAAATGCAGACCTGTAAAATAGAGCGATTCGGCAGCTCGCCTGGCATCAAATAAATTTTTAGTCAGCTTTCCAGAACCAGCCGCCGCTCCGGCAGCCGATTTTTCAACATCTTTCATTCCGGCTGCGGTTTTATCTGCAGCCTGCTTACCCACCCGTCCTACCTGCGCAAGCCGAGTATTGAGTTTATTAACTTCTCTGACAGTTTGCTTTATAGCTTGAATCAGATCTTTGGATACCACAGCAAGAGAACTCAAGGATTTCTGTGCCTTGGTGCTCTCTTTACTGAGCGTCCTTGCTTGTTTGGCTGCCTCGCCTAATTTTTGTGCAGTCGCTTGGGCCTGTTTCGTGCCTTTGATCAGAGCAGTGCCGGACGCAGCGGCACTCTGGCGCATCTGTTGAAAGGCTTGCGCAGTTTTTTGGAGGGTGGCATTAAGCTGCCCTTGTTGCTTAGATGCTGTTATGATTGCTTTACCGAGTTCGTCTCCGAGAAGCCTTATAGCGTTCGTAGCTTCCCGGATGCGCATCTCGATAGCTAGTTGCAATTTTTCGTCTGCTGCCATTTATTGTTCCACCAAGAGCCCCCTTGCCTTGTTCCTGTTGTTCCTGTTGGCGTTCGTATCGTTCGCCAGCCAATCGTAAAAACAACATCAGTTGCGGAAGACTATATTTTCGTACTTCCGAAAAAGAATGCCCATTTGCCAGCAACGCATCCACACATATTGCTATTGTTTTCTCGAACCCTGGCTCTGTCCCACCACTCGACCGAATACCGGTTGAAGTGACTGAGCCAGGGCGGCCCAGTTTCCCAGGACCTCCTCGTTGAGATTGAGTTCGACGAATGCCTGCAAGAGCATCGGCAAATCATTCAAAGTCAATGTTTTGTCTGCGCCTGGAGGCAAACAATAAGGTAGGATGCTCGTGAATTGCTCGACTACCGAGAATCCCACCAGTGCCATCGTTTCTTCTGAATTGTCCGAAGCCGCAGAAACGGCCCCTACAATAGCTTTGAAGGCGGTCAGAATCTTGGGCAGATGCTCCAGCGGAATAGGATGCATCATCACCTTTCTTCCACCGGAGAGATTAACTTCTTTGGAAGGAAAAAGAATGTCAAGTTCTGTGGTCTTTTGCTTTTCTCCTGTCATGCCGATGTCCTCCTCTGTTATTATCCCACATTACCGACTCAGATCCGCAATTGATTGCGGTCGCCCATCCGTTGCTGAAAACTCCAGCGGGCTGTTGGCGAAAACGCTGAATCGGCTGCGAGGTATGCACCAATCGCCTCGTTTACGCAGTCGTAGTCGTCGTGGACGTAGTTGTTGTCGTGGTCTGGAACTCAACAGTAAAGAACTTCGACTCGGGATGATTCGTAACATCGCTGAGTCCGGTTCCAGTAAATGTCAGAGTAGACCACTCGTCCGCAATGAGTGAAAACGGTCCGCCTGGGGACAGTTTCACTCTCCAGAAATCCCAAATTTCATTCGGCCCGACCGGGTTATCGGATACGAACCGGAGCGCATATTCCAGATCCAGCGCCATATTGGCATACAGCATCCGACTCCCGCTCTGCTGAGCCTTGAGGAACATCTTGAGGTTATAGACGGAGATCTCGTCCAGATCAAACGTGATATTGTATCCGGCTTCCAAAATAACGGTCTTGTCCTTTTCACGAAGACCCGTTCTCTTGGAATAATGATCCAGAACTTCTTCCGTCACTTCGACCTCAAATCTGGGACAGTTCCCCACATCCGTATACGGCCAAGAAGGAGGCGTTTCGCCAACCCAGGCCGAAATGTAGAGAATCCCACGTCCCAATGTATATAGTGTAGTACTGTGGCTAGATGCAATGGGCATATCGCATTCTCCTTTCCTTACTTACAATGCCGATACATCATCGACGTACGTCATTGTTAAACTGATACCAATTCCTGCTATGTTCCCACCGACTGGTGGTCGCAGTACTTTGGACATCCCAGTTTCGGTGATATAAGAACAGCGTTTTCCTAGAGTTACACCGCCTTCGTAGAGCTTCGCTCTTACCTTGGACACGAAGTCGGCAAGTTCGGCAGATGCATCCGCCTCAGTGGATCCTGCAATGAAGATCTCCAACACAAGATCGACCTCCCGCTTATAGACAGGAAGAACTCCTCCCCCACGACGTCCTGCTTCGACTATCCTGTCGGTCAATTCAAAAATGCCGATGAATGGCATGTCACTCACAGCAGGTTCTTGCGAAGTATTACGGAGTACCAATCCGACTCCTGGAACATTCCACATTCTATACTGAAGTTCTCGAATCGCTGATTCACGCTGTCCCATAAGGAACCCCCTTAACAGCTTGCCGCAGCCGCTTAATCAAATGCGGGAGGATTTTTTTCTTGATGCCCTCGACGAATGCCTTCCTTTCCGTTTCTTCTTCCATGGTTTGCCTGATAATACCTCCCGGAGCCTGTCTGGAATAGATACCGCCTTTGTATCCGACGACAGTTCTCCTTCCAACACCGGGGTAAAGTCCCTTATCCAAAATGACACCATAGTCATAATCTACTAAGAGACCACCCGCTCCACCGGTAAAGGTCAATGTAACATCTTCCTTTCCAGTCCGCTGCTCGTTGACCCGCCAAGATCGGCGATAGGTTCCGGGTCTATGTGTTTTGTCTGATCTGATCCCGACCGGAGTCCTGGCCACCAAGTCATTCAACACTTCGTAAGCCACAATATCAGCAACCTCGGACAGTATGTCTGGGAGATCTTCTAACATTTTGACTACAGATTCCATATCCAAGCTCAGCGTGTAGCCAGAGCCTTTCATTTTGAATTTGGTCTCCATTAGATAGTGCTCCCTTCGCAGGTGACGGCATAGGCCGCATCCAGCAGCCGTTCGATGGCGGCTACTTTCAGTGTCTTGCCATCGTCTACGATTTGGTCCTTCAGTGACATGCCAGATGGAGCATCTGCATATCTAATGATATATACAGGCCATCCAGCTTGCACTGCCCCTACCGCTTCTGTGGCCGAACGAAGAGAATGCTCTAATTTGATGGCAACGATTCCATCAGAATCAGAAAATACATCCACATTCGTCCCGGCATTCCTATCAAAAGCCGTACTTACGAATTTGCGATATGTAATCGTAGTCGTCAGACGAGATTCCGAACACAAAGCATCCAAAATTTCCTTTATGCTCAAAGAAACCTCGTCCAGCATTTTATGATCCTCACGCAGTCGTAGTCGTTGTAGTGGTGGATGTGGTAGTGGTCGTTGTGGTTGTGGTCGTAGTTACCACCTCAATTCGATCACTATAAGCAGCGGCCTGGCGATCATCATAGCTATCTACCCTGCGAAGCCTTATCTGTGCAAGGTAAGGCTTCATCCGCAAGGCGATGACGGACGTAGCCAGCAGATTTTTATCACTCAGCAGAAATTCAAGCTGAGGTCTGGGTTGATCGGACTCTAACGTAACCGACAGCGAAGCAATCCTAAAACTACGTACTCTTCGAGGACTGGCCGCATCGTCCATCCCTTCCGGCGGATATAGCGGAGCAATAATTGAAGCGGCGATCAACACCTGCGTTTCCTTAACCACATCAGGAATGATCGTCCGATCATATTGCACCGTGCGAGGGAATGCCATCGACTGTTCTTCATATCCTTCAGACAAGATGGAACCATCTGTGTCATATAAAGGATAATACATCCGATTGACCTTCCTCCCGCGGAGAGGCAGACGATCAAGAGCAGCGGCTGCAAGGATTAAACAATACTCCTTCGCCGCATCGGACAGCGCATCCCACGCAGCAGTATCGTAATGCGCTTGCCCTGCAATTGAATTCGCCTCTTCCAAGGAGACGTAGCTGTTGGATCTGGGTCCCCCGACCGTCGTAATTAGCGCCATCAATCAACCCATTATGCAGTAGTAGTCGTTGTACTACTGGTCGTACTGCTGCTACTGGTCGTACTACTGGTCGTACTGCTGCTACTGGTCGTACTGCTGCTACTGGTCGTACTACTGGTCGTACTGCTGCTACTGGTCGT